GGTGTTTGGCTGCAATCGTCGCTACGGTGAAGAGAAATTTAGTTGGACTGACAAGTCCCGCCGCAAGTCGCTGTCGCCTGAAGAAAAGCGCGAGTACGCCCGCCGCATGCGCGAGCAGGAAGAGCAGCGCATTGCCGATCAGAACCGACGCCAGGCGGATGCCCAGCGGCGAGCCCAGGCCATCTGGGACGCCGCGCAGCCTGAGGCCGCCGACAGCGACCACCCCTATCTGGTCGACAAGCAGGTCCAGGCACTGGGCCTTCGCCGCGGCCGCTGGGAGTACGTGAACGAAGAGACCGGCGAGGTCAGTGTTGTCTCCGACAATGCGCTGCTGGTGCCCTTTCGCGATCGCACCGGCCAGCTTCACAGCCTGCAGGGGATCTTCCCCAACATTCAGAACTTCCTGAAGCGTAACAAGGACTACCTGAAGAACGGGGCCAAGCAGGGTTTCTTTCATGCCCTGGGCAAGCCGCGGGCGCATGAGGGCCAGCCGGTCTTCATCATCTGCGAAGGCTACGCCACCGGCGCCAGCATCCACATGGCCACCGGCCATTGCGTTCTGGTGACCTTCGACAGCGGCAACCTGCGGCCTGTGGCGGAGGCCGTGCGGGCCGGCAAGGCTGAAGCCCACATCATCATCGCCGCGGACAACGACCAGTGGACCCTGCAGCCGGTACCCAACCCGGGCCTGGCCAAGGGCACCGCCGCGGCGCGAGCGGCCGGCGGCATGCTGGTCTACCCGCCCTTCGCGGATACCTTGGGCATCGAGTCGATTGAAGGCGGCAAGGTCAAGGTGAAAGGGCCGACCGACTTCAACGATTGGCACCAGGCCTATGGCCTGCAGGACGTTGCCGACCTGGTGATGGGCGCGCTTCAATCAGCCCCGCTGATCGAGGACGCTTTCGATGATGCGTTCGGTGACGCCGAGCCGGTAACTCAGGTGCAGGCACTGGCAGTTACCGAGCCCGCTCCTGCCGATCTGCCGTCGGTCCCGCCCTCGTTTCCATCTGGGGACGACGACGATGACGGCGGCGTCTACGACGATGAGACGCTGCTCAAGAACAAGCACTTCACGGTGCTGGGGTACGACCAGGGCGACTACTACCTGTTCAACCATGCCAAGGGCCAGGTCTGCTCCCTACGCAAGGGCGACTGTAACGTTCTCGGTCTGATCGAGCATGCACCGCTGAACTGGTGGGAAGAGCACTTCGTAGCCTCCGGCAATGCCAAATTCGACCATGTGATGGCCGCTGAATGGCTGTTCCATCAAGCGCACGCCCGCGGCATCTACGATCCGACGCGCATCCGTGGGCGGGGCGCGTGGAAGGACAATGGCCGGGCGATCTACCACCACGGCCCCTACCTGACCGTCGACGGCGAGCGCTGCGAGCTCACCAAGCTGGAATCCGGCTACGTCTACACACGTGCGCGCTCGCTGCCCATGCCGCACGACAGCATGCTGACCAAGGAAGAGGGCGCGCACCTGGTCGAGATCGCCAGCCTGCCGCGCTGGACCATGCCTGGCTCGGCCGCACTGATGTCCGGCTGGGTGATGCTGGCGCCGATCTGCGGCTCCCTGGACTGGCGTTCCCACATCTGGCTGACCGGGGGCGCCGGCTCCGGCAAGACCACCCTGCAGAAGCTGTTCTGCGGCGGCCTGACCCGCGGGACCATGATCTATGCCCAGGGCAACAGTACCGAGGCGGGCATTCGCCAGGAGCTGAAGGGCGACGCGCTGCCGGTGATGATCGATGAGTTCGAGTCGAACAACGAGCGTGAGCGTCAGCGCGTCGAGAACATCATGTCGCTGATCCGCCAGACCTCCAGCGAGACCCAGGCCAAGACCCTGAAGGGCACCGTCACCGGTGACGGCATGCGCTTCGACATCCGCTCCATGTTCTGCCTGGCGTCCATCAACACCAACCTGCCGACCAAGGCGGACGTCGACCGTCTGACCATCCTGCGCCTGCGGTCCGGCCCCAGCTCATCTGCCGTGGACCACTGGGACCAGCTGGAAGCCGAGCTGAATAGGATCGATCAGGATCCGCTGATTGCGCAGCGCCTGCTGGCCCGGGCACTGACCCTGATGCCGGTGATTCTGGAGTCGGTCAAGGTCTTCCGCCGGGTCGCGGCGCGCTTCTTTGATCGCCAGCGCGACGGTGACCAGTTCGGTACCCTGCTGGCCGGTTGCTGGTGCCTGCAGAAGGACCATGTGCCGACCGACGCGGAAGCGATGGTCCTGATCAAGGGCTATGACTGGTCCGAGCACCGCGAAGACCACGACGAGGACGAAGCGGAGAAGGCACTGGCGGCGCTGCTGAACGCCAAGGTGCGCATGGGCGGTGGCCTGTCCGACCAGACCGTCTTCGAGCTGATCCGCGAGAGTAGCGCCCTGCACCGCAAGAACACTGTGGATCCGGTCTTGGCTGAAGACCAGCTGCGCAAGCACGGCATCATCGCGGACCACAAGCAGAAGCGCCTGACATTCGGTACCGGCGTGCCCAACCTGAAGGCCCTTGCCGAAGGAATGACAGCGATCACCGACATCCGCGGTCAGCTGATGCGAATCGCGGGTGCGGCCAAAGGCGACAAGACGGTGTCCTTTAACGGCTCCAAGTCCAAGGTGGTCAGCGTGCCGCTGGCGCCGATCCTGGGCGATGACCCCGAGGAACCGCAGTTCTGATGACAAAGCCCGCGCAAGCGGGCTTTTTTCATTCCAGGTCTGGGCTCGGTTGTGGCGCTGGTGGCTTCACGCCCAAGCCGAAGTCGGCCCACAGCAGCTGCCTGGTGCGGCACACGCAGCATTCGCGGAATCCGTGGCTGATGTAGCGCACCCAGGCATGGGCGTCCTGGCAGGGCGTCGCCGGCGGCGGGGAGTCCCACAGCGGATCGTGCGGCCTCATCGACGCGGCCTCTTCTTGCTGGCCGGGCCTGCTGCCCACATCTCCCAGCTGAAGTCCGTATAGGTCGGGTGGTCGCGCAGCAGTGCCTCCAGTTCGTCGACTACGACCGCGCAGACCTCGCTGTAGCGCCCGAACGGCATGTTCACCGTGACCATCTCCACCGGCACCACATCAGGCTGGGCCGGGTCGATGGGCAAGAAGGCGCGCAATATGCCCTGCCAGGCGCGCTTGGCGTTCGTGTAGGTGCGCGGGCCTACGATCGCAGGCGTCCCAGTGCGGTGATGGCGGCTGTGCCGGTACTCGGCAACCTTGATCAGGGCCATCAGGCGGCAACCCCGGTGCTGGCCGCGGCCAGGTAGCGCTGCCAGATCACCTGCAGCGAGCGGTTGCTGTAGCGCCCTGCCTGGTTGCGGTGGAACAGCAAGGCAGAGCGGACAACGTGGCCGCGCCGGCGGCTGTAGTCGAGTTCGAATCTGTCACGGGTGGTCATCAGGGGTTCTCCTGGAAAGGGGCGGCATCCCCAGCAGCGTTTCCATCTGGCGCAGGGCGTTGCGTATGCGCTGCGGGCGGGTCGCGGCCACGCTCGCCTCTGCCCGCCGGCAGGCATCGTTGAACGCGCTGGCGGGTGGGGGCGGATCACCGGCAACCGGCTCGGCCGGGGCTTCTGCTGCAGCAGCGCGGCGCTCCAGCTGGGCGGCAAAGTCGATGTCCCAGCGGCGCGCGTCGGGGCTATCGGCCATCTGCGCGCGTGAACGGCACTCGGCGGCCAGCTGGCGCATTTCTGCGGGGGTCATGGGTGGTACCTGGCTTGGGGACGCCCATGCTCACGTCACGACTTCTGCGGGCACAAAAAAGGCCCCATCGGGGCCTTGGCGGCGGGCTGCTGCTAGCTCAGCGGCACCGGCTGCATGCGCGTGGCGAAGTCCTGCGGGGTGCGAAACAGCAGCTCGCCGGTTTCGGTGTTGCGGTAGACGGTCACCACCAGGGCGCGGATGGGACCTTCGCCCTGGCCCTGGGCGTTGCCGATGAGCTCGAAGGTGCCTGGCTTGCTGACGCAGGTATAGAGCATGGGGAGGATGGACTGGGCGAAGCTGGTTTCGGTGGTCATGACTGATTCCTTCTGGGAGAGATGGCCGGGCAAATGCCCGGCCGGTTGGTCAGTGGGTGTAGAACCAGAGGGCAATCAGTAATACCACCCCAGTGACAATCAGCTCAGCCGGCCTGACAGCGTCGAGGTTTCTCACCATGCGTTCACCAAGTTGGTGGCGATAGTGGTTGTGCATTGCAATCTGCGCCGGGGTGGCGCGGGTAGCTTGGGGAAGGGCGGTGCGGAAAAATTTCACTGAGCTTTTCTCCGGGTTGGGGGTTGGCAAGACGGAGGATGCTCTATTGATCAAATATGATCAAGTGAATTTATCTAATACGGTTCGTTTACGGAATCCAATCGGAGGCGTTCCGTTAATCAGATAGCGTGCTATTGGTTGAATTGATGCGTGTCGTGACGGAACTATGGTGTCAACGAAATGACCCGAAGTCCCGGTCCCTACCGGGGTTTGACGCGGAACTGCCGGTAACTGGCGATGGTTACCAACTTATTTACGCAAATTTTCTGGTCAAACGTCGCAGGGGGCATCATCTGATACCTATTCTGTGGTAAAAAACGCTTACTCAACTCTCCTTTCCGAGCTGTGGCGGCTCATCAGTGTTGAGAGAACCCCGGGTGCAGGGATGCACCCGGGGTTCTGCATTTCTAGGAGGCGGATTTGATAGCTGGCTCCTATTACGAAACGGCGACAGCCCTGTATTTTTCGGTCTCCAGCTCACCTTTCAGGTACGGCCTGAGCTCTTCGCGCGTGTACTTGCCCGCATGGTTGCGCTCACCGGTATAGCCGCTGTAGTTGGCCCGGAAGAACAGGTCCTCCTTCTTGCTGTAGATCAGATACAGCGGCTCGCTCTTGGGGAATAGCACGTCGCGCAGCTGGGCGGCGCGTTCGAAGTTCATGGCGTCGACAGCCTTGGCCATCTCCCTTTCCAGGCGCGCGCGGCGTTCGCGCTGGTTGCGCTTTACTCGCAGGTCACCCGGGCTGCTGACATAGACCTTGCTGTGCCAGACGTTGTAGAGGGCGCTGTAGCGGCCAGTGACGATCATCCAGTTGCCGCCCAGGCAGTAGAGCGCGGTACCGGTGACGATTCGGCCGCTGTAGTCCTGGGCGTAGACCTGCATGCCATCCTCAATCACCTGGCCATCACCGGACTGCTGGGCGTCATTGGTGTACTCGGCGCGACCCAGCGCGGGGCGATAGTGCCCGGACGTGCGCTGGCGCTCCTGCACCGCTTCCAGGGCCGTGATGCCGCCGGCGTGCGGGCCGACCGTGGGCGTCTTACCCTGCAGCTGGTACCCAGCGAAGACGTTGCACAGGTAGGTGCTGATGCGGCGCCGCGTCCGCTCCATCTCCAGGCGCAGCAGGTAGGGCATGTGCTGCTCCTTGTCGCGCTGGAAGCGGCCCCCGTGGTCAGGGCGATCGGGCGCGTTCACGTTCTGGAACATCTCCAGCTCGATGCAGCGGCCAGAAATGTTGAGCCGGGCCTGCAGGTCGCCCTTGCGGCACGCCCGATAGTCCTTGGCGATCAGGGCGTAGTTGGCCTCCATCTCCGGATCCAAGGTGACGGTCCAGCCCAGGCGGTTCAGCGTCTGGACCACGCGGGCGAACACGTCGGTCTTGAAGCGCTTCTTCCAGATGTCGCCGGCTGCACCGGCCGGGAGCCCTTCTTCGCTGATGTACAGGCTGGCGTCGCCCCAGCGGATAGTGCCCGCACGCTGGATCAGGGTCGGTGTGTGGTCTTGGTGGGTGGTGGTCATTGTGCTGCTCCGATCTCGCTCATCATCTGGCCCACGACATAACCGGTGGCCTCCAGATCGGCCTGTGCCTGGCGGCCGATGACGTCCAGCTGCTCGCTGGGCAGGGTGAAACTGCGGGTACCGACCCCGGGGCTGTGCCGCGGGATCTCGATCAGCACGCCGGCCTTGGCCAGGCGCGCCAGCGTGCGCAGATTGCGTGGGGTGTCCTCGCCCAGGCTGAAGGAAAAGATCCGCACGAAACGCCGGCGATCAGCGTCCCAGGCCAGGAGCTTTCGGCGTCCACCCACGTAGTTTTCCAGCAGCCAGGACTTGGCCGCCCGGTACAGTGCATCGCGGATCTGCGGCGGCACAGTGGCGGGGACCGCGGGCGGCGCGTCCTGCAGCAGCCTAGGCACCATGGGTCACCTCCTGGGCCGGCGCGTTTGCAATTGATTGCACGGGCGCGGCGCGGCCTTCCCATAGCGATCGCTGGCGCGCGTCCCGCTCGGCACGGTCCTTCTCCAGGTCGGCCAGCATGTCGGGTACCGCGCGCAGGAAGTCTGCAGGCGAGTGCAGCCGGCGCAGGCTGATGAAGTCGAAATCCGGCTCCCCATCCAGCTCGATGTCGACGACCTCCAGGTAGTGGTCGCGCACCAGGCGGCGCAGGGAGTCCCACGCGGTGCATTCCTCCCACTCGGGCTCCATGTAGCCTTCCAGCGCACCAACCATGGGTGTGCCTGGCCAGGGGTAGATGTAGCGTTCGCTCAGGTGCACGACGGCATCGCCCCGGCGCGTGCGGTGCTCGATGTCACCCTTCCAGCCGGTGAATTGGGAGCTTCGCGAACGCCTCCAGTGCTTGCGATCGAAGCCGATCAGGTCTGTGTAGCTGTCACCGTCACCGGCCAGGAATTGCGAGCGATCGTCGCCCAGGGCGTGCAGCAGGGGTGCGGCGCGCTTCGACAGTTTCTTCAGGATGCGCAGGTTCATGGCGCCTCCTGAACGAAAGGGGCTTCAGCAGCACAGCGCTGCTCGTGCCACTCGTTCATCGCGGCCAATGCGCGCAAGCGATCCGCGCGGTTCAAGGTCTGGAAGCAGTGGTAGGTGACAGCCCACGACGGACCGTCAGCCTGCATGCGGGAGCGCTCGCCCCAGATGGTGGCCTTGCCGGTGTTGGGTGCGCGCTTAGCCACGGCTCACCTCCACGCCGCCCTGGGCGCGCATAGCGGCGGCAGGCGGGGCTGTGTACCCACTGTGGGCGTCGGCGTTGTAGGCCAAGATGTCGGGCTCTTCTGCCAGCTCACCGATGATGTGGCGCACCTGGTCGGCTTCGTAGCGAACGCGGTCTGGGTATTCAGAGCGGGCAATGGTCAGGTGCGGACCATCCATCAAGCCGTCACCTTTGCGGTGAAGGATGGCGGTCCAGTTGGTCTTGCCGTTCGACTCAGGCATCGAGCCATACCAGACGGTCAGCGCCAACGTCTCACCCGCTGCCACAGGCGGGGCGGTCCATAAGACGCGAACCGGCCACCCATGCCTCTTCTGATATTCGTAATACGCCTGCTTAGTTTCTATCCACTCGCCAGAAAGCCCCTTGTACTGATACACCAGCTCACCTGCAGCGGGCTGGGTGGCGAGGGCGGCGCGTAGACGGGCTATCTCGTCTGCCGCTTTGGTGACGGTCTCTTTATCCAGATGGTCCCAGCAATGGCTATTGCCGCGCTTGCCGTAGTTGAGCCCCATCGCACGCAGTCGCCATTCCATCGTGTCATCACCGGCATGCGCGCCCTGGGCTTCCTTCTCAGCCGTGCAGCCTGCGCACAATCCTGGTCCGCCGCACTTCATCACGACGCCATCGGCCCGCGGCGTTACATGTCCGTGTCCGGCCTCCTGCTGCTCGGCCTGGGCGTTGAACTCTTTCGCGTCGACTAGCTTCCTGGAGTAGTCCAGCAGTCGGCGCTCCCAGGGTTTCCCGACACCATCGTCATAGTTGAACAGGAAGCCGGCCACGATCCGGCGCATCTCCGCCAGCTGTGCCTGGGAGGATTGCAGCTCCGCGAGTACGGTGCGAAGCGTCGACTGAGTATGCTCTTGCCGGCTTCGGGCAGCATCCCGCTCCGCTTTCTCCCGCGCCAAGGCCGCACGCTGGGTCGTGTCGCGGGTGCGCAGGAATGCCTGAACGTTTTCGGGTGCGATATTGCTCAGCAGTGTTTCGAATTGCTCTTCGCTGATAGGTGCGGTGATCGTCATCGGTATCGTCTCGGTGTTCAACGGAACATGCCGGCGCGCAATGGCCGGCATGGTGTTCTGCAGGGCGGTTACTCGGCGTCGGCGTTGTGCAGCTCTTCAGCTGCGCGCTTCAGGTCCAAGTGATCCCGCGGGCTTTGCAGGTCGTTGAACTGTCCCGTCACGACATACGCCGCGGCATCCACTCTCAAGGCGAAATTCTCAGCGGCGCGCTTTCGCTTGAAGCCATAGAGCTCTTCATCACCCGCGCGGCGCACGACACGCAGCTGACCGGTTTCATCGCGGCGCATGGCAACGTAGTAGGCAGGGTCGGGGGTGACGTCCTGATCGGGTAGATCCGCCGGCAAGCGCACCTCGGCCCAGCGATCGCCGCGCTCGATGACTGTGAGTAGGCCTTTGTCGGCCAGCGCGCGGATCTCGGTGAACGTCTTGATCAGGCGATCGCCGCCGATCTGGACGGTCTTGCTCTGGCCTGGATTGGTGGACTGCTGGATTGAGCGCAGGATGCGCTGCTGCTTCTCGGTAAGCGATTTGCTCATTGGGTTGGCGCCCCTTGGAACGATTAAGCCGAATTGGCCTGATCATTCTAGGTTGCCTTATCAAATATGATCAATACGCTTGAGCAATTATGCCGGCTCGCTCAAATCGACCCGCGCGCCCGACTCGCCAGGGTGACCAGCCCCCAGTAACCGATTCGGGCAGGCACTCCCAATGCGTCGGTTGGGCTGCGGTAACCGAGGCCTAAAACAGCGCTGTAGTCAAGATGGGCGCGGGTTGTAGACGTGTCAGACCGGTGCCGGTTACCTGGCTGGTTACTGCCCTGCAGCCGATCCCGGTAACCCTCAAATATGATCAACGCGCCTAGAGCCATCAGGGGTCGATGGGGCGAGTAACCGCATGGTAACCGGGCAGGTTTCCGACGAACGGCTAGAGCCATGCGGGGTCTTGCTCAATTCCGGTCAAAAGTAACCGGTAACCGGGAATCCCTAGACAGTAATAAGAAGGGATTGGGGCATGTATAGAGTCAGCTCAGGTATGTGTGTGTTTATGTGGTTACTCTAGTTACTTCTTACTCATATTTGATAATAGATATAGATAGATAGAAGGGTTTAGCGGGATAGGTAGGGTAACCAAAAAGGTAACCAGGGCAGTAACTTAGGTAACCAGTAACCATGATGGCAGACGTACTGGCACCGGTCATCGGACAAACTATTAAGGCCCCCTTAACGATAGTTAAGAATCATCGTCACAAATGCTGAAAAGTTCCCCCCGACACTGAGGAACCCGTAAAATTCAACCTCGTTAGTAGGTAGTGATGCAGTTGGAGTCGGAGACGTGGAATACTTCACATATCCAGAGCTGCCCGATCGGCTGATTTTTCAATGCAGCCGGCATAAAGCCGCTCTTCAGGTCGAAGCCTGCAAGGGTATGTGGACCGAAGCAAACGGTCGGACGCCACCCGATCGCTTGGCCCTGTGCCGCAATTGCCCCCTGGGGGCGCAGCACGCTGGGCTACAGTCGTTCCAAGTCTCCAAACTGAAAGGAACGGGAATCTGTTCGAGATGCCACCGCGGTGGCATGCGCCTGGTACGGCAAGACATCTGTGTCAGCTGCTGGAATCGTGAACGGGAAGTGCTGGTTGGCAGGAACGCCAAAGGCAAGCCCCCGAAGCATCACCAGCCAGTTGATCGCCGGACCATCCGCATTCTCAACGGGGAAGAGATCATCCTCGTAGAACGCCCCCACTCCACCAGCACCGACGAACTGATTGTCGCGGCTCTTCGCGACAGCACTCGCCAGGTGTTCTTCGGGTTCCAATCCAAGCGTCCTCCTGCTGCCGCGCAGGCTCCCATTCAGGGAAGCCTGTTCTAAACAGGAAAGGAGATTGACGTAGTGACTGTGCACCTTATATCCGACCGTTCTGATGTAACCGATTCCACAAAAAAAGGACCCGTCGCAGCCCTGCGCCTAGTACCCGCTCAGCCGGCCCCTGTTGCGGCCCCGCTGTGGCACATGGAATCGCATGTTTGCCGTGTTTGTTTCGCCCGGATCGTCTCCCGCCCAACTGAAGCAGGCCTGGTCGAATACCAGTGCACCAACTGCGGTGCTCAGGCTGAAGCGGCCGAAGTTTCGACCCTGTGTGCCTGCGGCGTGAAGATCCGCAAGAGCAATGCCCAGGGCCGGCACGGTGGGCAACTGGTAGACGCTGGCATTCGGTGCATGGCCAATCCCAAGCCGACGCCTGAGTTCCCGTCCCTATTCGTGGCGACGGAAGTGCCCCAGGAACAGGTCGCCCGTCGCGCCTGACCTGCAAGCGCGCGGATCGGCTGGCCGCCCCAGCTGCCCCGCGCCGTCGTGCCCGCCCAACACTGAAGGTCCATCATGCCGATCAACATCGTTCAGATCAGCGGCCCCGCCGCGTCCGGAAAAACTCTGCTTGCTGATGCAGTCGCGCTGGGAATGCGCGATCTCAACTACAAACACCTGCGGGCCAGCGGCAACTCCACCGCCCGGGGCATCGCCATGGAGATCCAGGCAGGCTCCTACCACACGATCATCGTCGACGACTGTTCCGAATCGCTGCTGGCCAAGCTGGCCGCCATCGATGTTCCCCAGCGGGTGACCATCTATGCGATCACCCAGAAGACGTTTTTGATACCGGCGCCCGAGCCCAAATTAGGGAATCTGATTGTTAGTCTGATGGCGAAGCGTCTGAAAGGCCTGCTATCACTGGGATCCTGGGGTCGCGCTGCCTGATTCGGGCGCAAATAGGGCACAGATCGAAAATTCAGGCGGGGCGAGATGACGTCATCGTGACAACAAATCGCCGACGGGAGGTGGACACTGCCTCCTGGCCTGGGTTTACATACTGAGGCCAACCCGTACAATTCAGTAAGCCGTAGACAGGACTCACCAGTTCACTGAGCTGGGGGTTGGCGCCCCGAGTCCTGCCTACGGCTTTTTCATGGATCCCATAATGGATAACGTCGTCACCATCTCGCCGCTCGCCATCGGCGGACACGTCCTTCAGACGTGCAATGCACGCGACCTGCATGCCTACCTGGAAGTCGGCAAAGACTTCTCGACCTGGATCAAAGATCGAATCGATCAATACGAATTCGTCCAGGACGTCGATTTCACTGTTGTGAATCCCGGTCCCCAAAACGGGGGAGCGGGCAACCGCGGCCAGAAGATCGAATATTTCCTGTCCCTGGACATGGCGAAGGAGCTCTCCATGGTGGAGCGCTCGGCCAAGGGCAAGGAAGCGCGCCGCTACTTCATCGACTGCGAACGCCAGGCACGTGAAGCCCTGGCCCAGCTCAGCGCCCCGCCGGCGCCGGACGTCGATGCCATCCAGAAGGCTGAAGCCATCATCGCCCAGCGCGACCTGGCGGTGGCCTATCACCTGAACGCGGCAAGCCTGCTCACCGGCAAGAACTTCCGCGCGGTGAAGCCGCCCAAGCCACGCACGCCCAAGGCACTGCCGGCGCCCGATGAGAAAACCCGCGTGGCGCTCGATGCGCTGCTGGCCAAGTCGCTAGAATTTCAGGGCGAGCAGAAGTCGCTGCGCGACCTGCTGCAGATCCTGGCCACCCCGGCCGGCGAGCAGGACCTGATGGTCCAGGGTTCGGTGGCCAACGCGCTGCGCGTGGCCGGTATCGTGGTAGAAGGCGCCCTGGTGCTGTTCGGTACTGGCGTGCCCTACCTGCAGGAAGTCGCGAACCAGCTGTTCGGCGACAAGCAGGGCCTGCGCCCCTTCCTGACTGCGATCCCTGGCGCCGTGCGTACCGACAAAACACAGTCGTTCGCCGGTGCTAAATCCAAGGTCGTGAAGGTTCCATTGGCTGCTCTGTTCCCAGCAGCCATTGAGACCACCGCTTGACCACCAGCCCCTCCAGCGTTGACCCGACCGTCTGCCTTGCAGATGGCCGGGTCGTCTCCCGCAACTCAGTCGAATGGCTCGTTGAATGCGACGCGCTTTTCGTTCTGCGCAAGCACCACGCCCACCGCCCCGCCTGCATGTTGCTCCGGCATGAAAAGCGCAGCACCGACGCTGTCGCTGCCCTGGAAGCGAAGATGCACGAAATCGAGCCGGCCTATGTGCTGGACTACCTGCCCAACTACACCCAGCGCCACGCCTATGTGGCCGAGGTCCGGCAGTATCGTGGCGACAACCCCGCCGATCACCTGGCAGCGCGGATCCGCGCCCTGATCGCTGCCCGTGCCGCCGCTCTTCCGGCCGCCGCCTAAAAATCCCTTCCTTTATATAGCTGCTCAGCAGGTCGTGACGCGATTGTCGTCTGACCGCGCCGGGCGGATCCCGGTACGTCCCTGGGATCCGCTATGCGTTACCTGTCCGAACTGTCCGCCTTCCTGCGCCGCCTGGTAGCAGACGACCGCGATCTGCTGCTGATGGCGGGCGTGAACATTGGCTTCTGCATCGCCGACGCCACCACCGGCAAGTGGGAACTGTTAGCACTCCACCTCGCCGTCGCCGCGTTCGTCTTGTTCTGCTGGGACAGCGCTGGCCGCAAGGTCAAGGAGCGGGCATGACTGATCCTCAAAAGCTGCTTCTGGTGGCCGGCCTTTACGTCGTCGCCCTGGCCCTGGTGCTTGCCTTCAACCGCGGCGCCCATCGTGGCGAAGCCCAGGAAGAGGACCGGAAATGAAGCGTCTTGCCCTGATGGTGCTGCTGGCCGCGCTGGCCGGCTGCGGCGTTCCCCAGGAGACACCACGCACTGGCGCGGTGGCCCAAGAGCAGATTGACACCCCCGGCGCCGGCCGCGTTGTGGTGTTCCACGATGACCGTCGCTCGGTGACCTGCTGGGCCGGCAATGGATATGGCATCTCTACCATCGGCGGGCTTTCCTGTCTGCCGGACTGGCTACTGGTCCAGCCTTCAGCAGCGCGCCGCCCGATCCCGGCAGGTGCCCTGTGAACGGCTGGGAATTCATGGGCACCCACTGGTTGCTGACCCTGGTGCTGCTCATCCTGGTACTGCGGACCGTGCGCTGGATCATCCGGCGCATTCTGCGCGCGATCTGCATCCTGGTGCGTGGCTGGCCAGCTCCGCCGCCGAGCCCACCAGCGCCTGGTGCTGACCAATGAAACCGGGCCGGGGATACAAGGTCCTCTGCGTCGCCTGGCGCCATACGGTCTGGGCCAGGGCCAGCACGGTGATGCGCCGCCTGGCCGATCCAGCGCTGTGCACCGGCCCGGATGGCCGCTTTACCCGCATTCGGTGGTCCTGATGAACAAGGCCCTGAGCGTAGGGATTCGACTGATAGGGGCGCTGGTGCTCGCAGGGGTGGTATTGCCCTTGGGTACCTGGCGCCTCAGCTACCAACGGCCGGCCTCGGCCCACTGTTCCTGGGGGAAGACATGAAACGACCGTGCGCCGACTGCCGCGGCTATGAATTGGAGCGCCGGGGGTGCATTGCCTGCGCCGGCCTGGGAATGGTCGACCTGCAGAGCAAGCAGGATCCGAGTGAGACGCGCGCCGCCGGCGCGCACCAGATGACGCCGGCGCAGCAGAGCATCGTTGATGCCCTGGTCGACCCCGCACCACGCGACACCTTGCAGTCCCTGCGCAGGTTCTACGGCGCGTAAGTCGTGACGACAGCATGGGCGCCTTGCTACCTACCCAAGGACGCCCCATGCCACTGCTCCAGGCCTTGCTGGCCCTGATCCCCCGCTTCCAAACCGAGCGCTACGCCGTCCGGCGGATCGGCTTCTCTGACCTCTTCGACCTGGTGGACCTGCAGACTCAGTGCGACTTGCTGGGCCTCCAATACGACGGCGTTGCCGACTACACCAGCCTGCACTGGTGCGGCTTGCGATTCTTCGCCCGCCAGCGCGGCCCGATCCGTCCCCGCCTGTGGAGTGCTGCCGAATGACTCCGGTCCTGAAACCCAAGATGATGTGCCTGATCAAGGGCTATCTGAACTATCCCGGGAACCTGGGCCGCGGTTGCGAGCTGGTCCAGCTGCTGGAGCCAGGCGCGATGTGCACGCACCCGCTGGATCCGGGAATCAGCATCGAGCTCAAGGAAGACCGCGCCGCCTGGGTGGTGACAGGTAGAGCTTTGACCTACGGCCAGGAGCGCGGCTGGACGCTGGTGCTGCCAGAGCACCTGTTGCCGATCGACCAGTTGCCCCTGCACGAACTGCGCATGTTGGAGCCGTTGGCATGACCCGGTACCGCAAGCATGAGATCAACACCGCCGGCCGTGACTTCGTTGTCGGTGACATCCACGGGCACTTCAATGCCCTGGACCGCCTGCTGGAGCTGACACGATTCGACCCCGAACAGGATCGGCTATTCAGCGTCGGCGACCTGGTGGACCGCGGCCCTCAGTCCGACCGGGCGCTGGAGTTCTTGGCCAAGCCCTGGTTTCACGCGGTACGTGGCAACCATGAGGACCTGATCATCCAGGCCCACAAGCATGGCGGCGATACTAAGCTGTCGATCGCCAACGGCGGCGCCTGGGCAGCGGCCATGCACTGGACCGAAGCCAGGGAGTACGCCGAGGCCTTCGACCAGCTGCCCTACGCCGCTGAAGTCTGGACGCCCCTGGGCCGGTTCGGCCTGGTCCACGCCGAGTGCCCGCATGCCAGCTGGGACGACTTCCGTGACGCGCTGCTGCAGGAGCGCCCGGCGACCAACGTCCATGATCTGACGATGCTGGAAAGCTGCGCGCTGTGGTCCCGATCCCGGGCGCACAGCCAGGACCTGACGCCGGTGATGGGCATCAGCAATGTGCTGGTGGGCCACACCCCAGTGCAGGACGTGGCCCAGCTGGGGAACGTGATCTACCTCGACACCGGTGCGTGCTATGGCGGCCGCCTGACGCTGCTGTGCCTGATGGACATGAAGCTGCACTCCATCGCGGTGCAGGCATGATCCTGCTCGCCTGCGGTGGCCGCGACTACAACGACCGCGCGGCCGGCTGGCCGGTGCTCGATGCCGTGCACGCCAAGCGCCCTATCCAGTTGCTGATCCATGGCGCCGCCCCGGGCGCCGATCACCTGGCCGCGGCCTGGGCGATCGAGCGTGGCATTCCCGCCCTCGCCGTTCCCGCCAGATGGCACGACCTGGGCAATCGGGCCGGCCCCGATCGCAACCGGCGAATGCTCGAAGGCATCCTGGCCATGAAGCCGGACGGGGTGATCGCCTTCCCGGGTGGTCGCGGCACCAAGGACATGGTGCGCCAGGCGACCGCCGCCGGCGTGACCATCTACCACCCCTTCCCGCCCCGGTCTGACTCTTAGTCTGGTCGCAATAGGCCAGGAATCCAGCAATGGCGCCATTTCTGTGGGCGCCTTGCTGTTTCGGGCGCAAATAGGGCGCCTCGTCGACCAACTCCCCTGCTTTCCTTTCCGGCAAGTCGTGACGCCAGGATCAGGCCACGGCGCCGATGAGCGTCGATTTTTTCGCCTACAAGGAAAGCACCATGACCGATACCAACGCCACTCCCGTTGTCGCAGCTCCCGTTGTCGTCGCCACCCTGAGCGCCGGCGAGACCCGACAGCTGGACCACATCCATTCGTCCCTGCAGCAGAACGCTGCCGACTATCAGGTAGCCCTCCGCTTTCATCGCGCCCGCGAGATCGAACTGCGTGGCGAAGAGAAGACCTGGTGGCAATCGATGGCCGAGGCGCATGGCATCGACATCTCCCAGGGCAATTACAAGGCCGAGCGTTCTGATGCAGGCATCGTCATCGTGCAGATGACTGAAGCGGAAGTAGCCGAAGCCATGGCGCAGGCCGGCCAGAACGCGGCGCCGGTGGAACAGGCTGAAGTCGCCCAGGAGGCTGCTGCCTGATGAGCATCATCCTGACTGTCTTGCTGCTGGGCCTGACCGGCCTGGTCAGTTGGTACAACGCCAAGGTGTGCGGTAGCCACTGGGCCGAGGCGAAGGCGCTCGGTGGATTCCCGCGTGTGCTGATGTGGTGCGGCGCCATCCAGAGCGCCATCGGCTTCTCCATGCTGATCCTGCTGGTAGAGCTCGGCATCGGCTTGGCCACGGGCTACATACCGGCGAAGGCTGCGAGCGCAGCAATGTCCCTCTGGTACCTGGCTGTGATCGTTCCGTGCATCGGCACCGGCCTGATCATCACCATCCAGTCGTGGATCACTGCCTGCCGTGAGCGTAGCTGGGCCAACGCCGGGATCGCCGCCTACAACACCTTTGCCACCGGGATGAACATCTACGACGCCGCCAATGGTGGCGTCAGTGAGGCGATCTCGAAGGTCAGCGATCTCTTCGGCGACGACGACAACCCGCTGGGCAAGGTCGTGCTGTTGCTGGTGGTGATCGCCATCGCCGGCGGTGCGATCGTCACCAGCTGGCTGATTGGCCGCTATGACCGGCAGGCGCGGATCGCCATTGCTCAGGAGCGCCAGGCCTCGGCCTGACGCTTCACCCCAACTCGAAGAGCCGCCACCCATGAATATTCGAACCCCTCGGATCGCTCTCGCCCTGTTGCTGCTGGGCCTGGGCGTCGCTTCAACTGTCAGTGCCGCTACCGTGGCGCGGGCCAGTTTTTCACGTCCAGCATCCATCTCCAGGCCAGCGGCTACCACGGTCTATCGGCCAGCACCGGCGCCGGCGGCAGCGCCACTGACAAGCGCTGCAACCAGCAGTAACCGACCGGCAGTTACCGCACCGGCTAAACCGTCCGTGCCAGCGGAAGCACCGGCTGCAGCTGTGTCTGCCGCTCCAGCTCCGGCAGTCGTGCATACCCGGGAAGTCCGAACCGAAAGCAGCAGTTCTTCCTGGCTGATCCCCTGGCTGCTGTTCAGCAACTCCAGCCATAGTGCACCTGCACCTGCACCTGCACCAGCTGTCGCGCCAGCGCCAGCGCAGGTATCTGGAGCAGTCGCCGTACCATCCACCGGTGGCCAATCCCAGGAGCTCGCCCCATGCCAGAAGGCTGATCAGCCGTCTTGGCTGGATCGCCTGATGAGCGAAAAGCCTGCAGGTAAGCCTTGTGAGAAGGAGGAAACCAGTGGAAACCGTTTCTGAGGCACCGGCAGTTACCGGAACTGAAAAGCTCTGGCTAGACGTCCCGGCGGGCGAGCAGCACCAATTCATGCCGACTGGCCCGGTGCGCGCGTCGCACGTCACCCTGTCTATGGACCTGTGGGACCAGATGCAGGCGCGTATCGAACGCCTGGACCGGCTGGAGGCCGGACGGATTGATCCCTTGCAGTTCGCTTTCTGGCTGCAGGGCTTCGCTGAACTGAACCCGGGGATCCTGGCGCCAACGCCGGGCCAGTGGACGATGATCGTCGAGCACTTGGCCAAGGTGTTCACCAAGGTCACCCCGCCAATGGGTAACGATGGGATCCAGCTTCGGCCCTACCAGATCCCCGAGACACCAGGCGACCATGGGTACATCGGCAGCGTCACCTGCTGACGTCCTCTGATCCCTAGTCTGAGGCCCGGCCCCGCCAAACCCTGCTGTAGAGGGGTTTTCGCGGGGCCTTCTCATTTTCGGGCGCGGGTAGGGCGCCCAGGCGTGTGCCCAGGAACCGTCGGTAACGGCAAGCAGTTACCCCGGCGGTTACTGTCGTGACAGCACACTTTCGGCATCGACAACGCGCCGAGCAAGACCGTGCCAACCAAGAAGACCCCCACGACCACCCGCGCCGCTGCAGCCAAGCCTGCCGCCAAGAGCGCCACCGGCAAAGCCACTGGCGGCCGGCCTGCCGCGCTGAGCGTCCGGCAGAAGGTCGCGGCGCGCACCATGTACGAAACCGACCCGGCCATGAGCAAGGAGAAGCTGGCCAAGCACTTCGGCGTCTCCAAAGGCGTGATTGACCGGCTGTCCCTGGACGAAGGCTGGAACAAGGCCGAGAACGTGGCCGTCATGTCCGAAGCCGCCCAACACCTGGCCGACCGGGCTGGTAACGCGCTGCAGGTCATCGAAGGCGAAGCCACCGAAGAGAAGGTGGCCGAGGTCCAGCGCGACCTGAGCGCCGAGCATGGCGCCCAGCTGCGCGCCGACGTCCTGTCGCGTCACCGCAAGGAATGGCAGATCCCGCGCGTCCTGTCCCAGGAAGCCGTGCGCGACCGCAATTTCGAGCGGGCCAAGCTGGCCAAGATCACCGCGGAGACGCTGAAGATTGTGCAGGAAGGCGAGCGCAAGGCCTGGGGTCTGGACCAGGGTGAATCGGGCAACACCTTCGTGATCGAGCGCGGCTGATGGGTACGGTCACGAACGTTCCGCAGATCGAGCTGTGGCCCCTGGCGGCCCTGGTGCGCTACGCGCGCAACAGCCGCACCCACTCCCCGCACCAGATCGGCGAGATTAAGGCCTCGCTGGTGGAGTTCGGCTTCACCAACCCTATCCTGGCCGATGACATGGGCATCGTGGCCGGCCACGGCCGCAGCATGGCCGCGGAAGAGCTCTACAACGCCGGCAAGCAACTCAAATTCCCTGGCGACATCCCAATCCCCATGGGCTTGGTGCCTGTCATCAACTGCACGGGCTGGACCGCCCAGCAGCGGCGCGCGTACATCATCGCGGACAACAAGATCGCCATGAACGCCGGCTGGGACATGGAGCTGCTGCGCCTGGAAGTGGTGGAGCTCGACGAGGCCGGCTTCGACCTGGACCTGTTGGGCTTCAACGGTGACGAGCTGGACGAGCTGCTGGGGGAGGGGACCGACGCCCTGGGCGAGATGCCCGAACTGCCGGACGGCGATCGCGAGCCTTTCCAGCAGATGACCTTCACCCTGCACGATGAGCAGGCCGACTTGGTCAAGCGCGCGCTGGCGGTGGCCAAGGGCCTGGGCGAATTCATCGACGCCCCGAACGAGAACAGCAACGGCAACGCCCTGGCGCGGATCTGCGAGCTGTTCCTGCAGGAGCAGGGCGAGGAATGACGTACACCGCCAAGGACATCCAGGTCGCGCCGATCAAGAAGGCCGACGCTGACGCGCTGGTCAAGCGGATCCACTACAGCGGGTCGGTGGTGATGAACTCCCAGCTGAACCTGGGCGTGTTCCTGAACGGCCGGCTGGAGGGTGCCATGCAGTTCGGCCCGCCGCTGGACAAGCGCAAGGTCGGCGCCCTGGTCACCGACACGCCCTGGAACGGCTTCCTGGAGCTCAACCGGATGGCGTTCAGCGAGCGCCTACCGCGCAACAGCGAGTCCCGCGCCATCGCCGTGGCCATGCGCCTGATCCGCAAGCATTACCCGCACATCCAATGGGTCGTATCTTTTGCTGACGGCTCCCAGTGTGGTGATGGCACCATTTATCGAGCGTCGGGATTTGTCCTGACCAGCATCAAGAAGAATCGCACCGCCTGGCGCAACGCCGCCGGGCACGTCGTCAGTCGCGTGACGATGGAGAAGGGCAAGAACATGGTCGCCGGCAAATCCAGCATGGCGTCCTACCGCGAGGCGGGATACGAGCCGATCGAAGGCTTCCAGCTGCGGTACATGTACTTCCTGGACCCCAGCGCGCGCGGCCGGCTGACGGTGCCGGTGCTTCCCTTCAGCGCCATCGAAGAGCAGGGCGCGGGGATGTACCGGGGTGAAGCAGTTTCGCGTGGTAAGCAGGCGACGACCGGGTCCACCGGTTCGGCGGCGGGGCAGAACCGACCACCACGCTCCAATTCCCTCCCACCGGAGACCTCCAATGCGTGACGACTACCAGGGGTTCGCCCGGGCATGATCGACATCGAGCAGATCCGCGCCGAGTTCGAAGCGGCGATCATCGCTGAGTTTTCCGCCGACATGCTGCACCTCGGGACAGAGACGGCCGTGCTCATCGTCAGGCTGGCGGTGCTAAAGCGCGACGACGACGGCGAATACAAATCGGTCGTCCCGCGCGAGCGCTTCCGTGGCTGGGTGCAGGCGCGCCAGGCCCTGGCCATCGAGCTGCCGGCGCCGGCGAACGTGTCGAAGGCGTCGCGCGGGCGCAACACCTACTTGATGGGCAAGAACGAAGGCCTGCAGATCGCCGCGGCTGCACTCACCGCCCAGGGCATTCGCACGGTGCGCGCTAGCGCCATCTGACCTCAAGTCTGAGGGCACCCCCGGCTCATGCCAGGGCTGGTGCGGCTTCCAGGCCAGATCGCTCGCCACCGGGCGCAGATAGGGCGAACTTTCACCCGCCAATAAGTCGTGACAGCACGCTGGGGCTTCTCCAACACAGGGAAGCCCCCATGAAACTCGCTTCGCAAATCAAGCTGGCCATCCTGGCCGTAGTGGCGCTGATCGTCGCCTTCGTCTGCCTGAGCTCCTTCTACACCGTCAACGAGAAAGAGCGCGCGGTGGTGCTGCGCAACGGCGCCGTCAAGGAAGTGGCTGGCCCTGGTCTGCACTTCAAGACCCCGATCCTCGAAACCACCCACTTCATCAGCACCGAGAACTACACCACGGGCTACAAGTCGGTCCAGGCCTACTCCCAGGACCAGCAGACCGCGATCCTGCGCGTGTCGGTGTCCTGGCACGTGGCCGCTGGTGACGTGGCCAAGGTCTACGTGGGCTATGGCGATCTGGATAGCCTGTCCGCTCGCCTGCTGGATCGCCAGGTGCCCACCCAGGTTGAAAATGTCTTCGGCCGCTACACGGCGTCGTCTGCGGTCAAGAACCGCGCGGAGCTGGTCGCCGATCTAACCAAGGCACTGCGCACCAGCATCACCGGCCCGCTGGTGGTGGATAGCGTCCAGATCGAGAACATCGACTTCGACGATGCCTATGAGGCCAGCATCCGCAAGCGGATGGATGCAGAAGTGGCGATCGAGACCAGCAAGCAGCAGTACGAGGACGCGAAGGTCAAGGCGGACACCGTACGCGTCCAGGCCCAGGCCACCGCTGACGCCAAGTTGGCCGCTGCCAAGGCTGAAGCTGAAGGCGTGCGCGTCCTGGGCGATGCCACTGCCGCGGCAATCAAGGCACGCGCTGTTGCCCTGGGCTCTAACCCGGAACTGGTAGAGCTCACCAAGGCCGAGAAGTGGAACGGCGTGCTGCCCACCAGCGTGGTACCGAACGGCGCCCTGCCCTTCGTCGACGCCCGCAAGTAAGGCTTCCGCCTGATCCAGAACCCGCCCATCCGGCGGGTTCTTCTCTATCCGTCCCTGATCGAGTCGACTGCAATGAACCTGGCCAGAGCGCTTTCCCACCTCACGCACATCCAAGAAACCACCGGTAACCAGCGCCAGTTACGCCTGGTTGTTCCCTTGCACCAACCCGGGACGATCGGGTGCCAGCCCAGCACTGAGGTGGAGTACATCCAGGCCGGCTTCGACTGGGACGCGGGCGTCGTCTTCCTGCGCACCAAGCAGCAGCTGACCACGCTCACCCCTGAGCAGGTCGAGGACATCAGCAAGAGCGTCAGCCAGGGGTCCTCCTGGCACGCCTATCAGCGCGAGAAGCACCTACGTGCGCAGATCGCCGCGCAGCGCCAGCTGCTGGAGCGCATCAGGCCCGAGATGACCGCCGAGGACCTGGCCGCCTGGTGCCGGGATCGTGAAGCGCCGCTACAGGAGGCCTCCTGACATGGGGATGAAGAGCATCTGGGACGGCGTCGATCTGCCCCCCGTTGGCTGCGAAGTGCTGATCCACCTGGCGAGACCAGGGGTATGGGTTCGCCACGTGGTCACGGGCCACAAGGTTCGGCCAGGCAACAAGGATGAGCGCTGGCTCTATGTCGTGGATGTGGTTGTCGGCCCCAGCGACGACCCGCGCTCCCACAAGAACGAGCGGTTCCTGGCGGATTGCAGGCCGCTGGACTGGCGGGAGCCCGCATGAGCACCGTTCCCGTCCAGGTCGAAACGCTCAGCGGCCGTGCTCTGGACTGGGCTACCGGCGAGGCCGAGCGCCGCCAGATCATGATCAGCAGCCGCGGCGAGATCCTGCATGCCGACCGCGCCCTTGGCGACTACGACGAGTGGGCGCCCAGCCGTCGCTGGGACCAGGCCGGCCCGCTGATCGATGCTTGGCGGATCAGCTTCGCCACCCTCGGTACCGGCCCACGCGGTACCAACGGCCATGAACCGATTGTGGCGCTGGCGACCAGCCGCGCCCTGCCAGCTGAAAACCACCTCATCGCCGCATGCCGGGCCATTGTGGCCAGCGTCTTCGGCGACACCGTCCAGATCCCCCGGAGACTCACCGATGACCAATGAAATGGAGCTGATCGCCCCGGGCGTTGTACTGCGGCGTCCTGCAGGTACCGGCCCAGCAGAGCCTGCGCGGTCGCGTGTCCGAACCGTCCTGCTGCACGGCCCGGCCCTGGATTACGCGGTCGCCCGTGCACTGACCATCAGCATCGATGTTCGCGGCGGGATCGTCACTCAGCCAGGTGCAGGCCATTGGCGCCCTACAGTGGATTGGGCGCAAGCCGGTCCGCTCTTCGATAGGTTCCAAATCCGCATCGGCGATCAGCCGCGGCCCGTGCGGGGAAGCTCTGCGACCTTGGCGAGCATAGGCAAAGGCCCTGAGCGGGTTGCGACCTGCGGTCCGACCATCCTGGTTGCCGCATGCCGGGCTATCGTCATGGCCCACCTGGGCGACAGTGTGTTCATCCCGGCTGAGCTTCAGCCCTGAGCAGCAGTGGTCGCCAGCGGGAACCACCCTGCAGTTACCGCCCCAGAATCCCCGGAAACTTACCGTCGATCAGTAACCGGGGTGAATGACCCCAAGCTCTCAAGCATGCCGCCGCTGTGCACATTCGCGACGGGGTGCCTTCTGAGAGCTATCGGTTTTCTGGGTGCACCGCCTCGGCAGCTACTGCGAGAACCTCAGATTTGTTCATCTCTCGACCAATGAGATTTGGCCGAATGCGTTCAAACACTGAGTACATTCGCGAGTAGCCTTCGACCATAGGGCAATGACTGTTCAGGTCTCGACCAGCGAAGGTTTGAAATAGCTCAAGGTCTGAGATGAGGTGATCAGCAATGCTCATGTGCTCGCTTTCGTTGTTGCCATCGAACCCTCGAAATTTGAGAGCGTATCCACCAGGCGCTGCAGCTACTTCTGCTTGATCAGCCGCGGGTAGTGACTCAACGGCTCTTTCAAGGAACTCAAACATATCCAGCACGTTAATGACGAAGCTCACGTCAAAAGGCGTCTCAGCGTCCGGGAACTGCATGGCGTACTTGAACGGCAGCATCCATCCAGAGCCGTGACTGATCGCCTTAGAGACCAGGCTAGGATCGAAATGCGTATCTGCTCCGACCTTTTCAGCAATGTCGGCCAGCATCAGGATGATCAGCTTTTGCTCATTTGTAGGGTTCATTTCCACTCCATAGATGGGCCCTATGCCCACATTCGAGATTAGCACCGGGTAAAGATGTTCGCTGATAGGGTCGCGTTGCCCCGTCGAGCTGAGCAGTAACCGCCCTGCCGTTACTGCCCGTTCCGACCAGTCGTGGGTGTCACCAGATAGCAAGTCTGAGGGCGGGGCGGTGCAATGCCGCGCTGCCTATCGCTTTGAGCGGTGCAAGCACCGGTTCGGGCGCAAATGGGGCGCCCGGACCGCCAGCAGCGGCTATGCCCCCATCTGTCTGATCGGTCGGAAACGACAACAGAACAGCAATATCTCAACTTGAGATTCACCATAGGGTGACGTATAGTGTGCGTCATGCGGTGCAGTATCGAAGGCATGGAATGCGGATTATCAGCGAGGCCAGGATTCGAGAAGCGAAGGTGAAATGGCCCCAGGCCGCCACCGCGCTGGAAGCCTGGCGACAGTTGTTCAAAAACAACTCACCGAAGGACTTTGCGCAGCTCAAGCAGCTGAATCCAGCCGCCGACAAGTACAAGGACCTCTACATCCTGGACGTCGGCGGTAACAAGATCCGGATCATCGTCACCATTCACTTCAAGGTGGACACGCTGTACATCCGGCACATCTTGGATCACAAAGAATACGACGCGGGTAAGTGGAAGAACTGACCATGAGCGCATTACTCAAGCAAGCGATTGATCACTGGGAATACGTCGCCCCGATCGCGAACAAGCCGACCAACGACGAAGAGTATCAGCGTGCTGTATCAGCGCTGGACTACCTCCTGGACCGTGTCGGCGAAGACGAGAACCACCCCTATAGTGGCCTGATCAAGCTGCTGTCTGACGGGATCGAAGCCTATGACGCCGATACCTACCCAGACGAGCCTGTAGAGCCGCGCGACATGCTGGCTTTTCTGATGGAACAGCACGGGCTGCGCCAGGGTGACTTGCCAGAAGTAGGCTCGCAGGGCGTGGTGTCCGAAGTGTTACGTGGCAAGCGGGAACTTAATCTGCGCCAGATCAGAGCGCTGGCAGTACGGTTTCAGGTTTCGCTTTCCACGTTTATCCCTGATGTACGTATCTCAACGCACTGATGTCCCCCAAGCCTGTTCGACGCAAAACGGCCGCTTCGCGCATCACATCCCAAGATGTGCAGGCGGCCGCTGCAGCAGGTAATGCCTGCTATGCCTACTTTTGCGAGTATGGGCGGCTCCCCAGCCTGTCTAAAGGTCAGCCTGTAGGGTCTTCTGACCAATCCACTACAAGATAGCCACCTACCCTGTTTGATCGTGACGCGACCATGGGCCGATATTCACGAAACAGGTGCGCCCCGTGGCCCATACCCAGAAACCTATCACCAGGGAAGAGATCATTGCGGACATCCGCCGTGTCCTCGCCCTGCTTGGCACCCCCACCCTCACCCGCGAAGACTACATCCGTCATGGCGAGATCGGCCGATTTACGGTTGTCCGCGTGTTCGGCTCTTTCCGCGCAGCGCTTGATGCTGCCGGCGCAGTGGCAATTGCCGCCACCCCCACCAAATCCCTCCCTGCCAGTCCGGCACCGGTAGCAGATGAAGACGTGCAGGCCTGCATTACCGAGGGCCTGGACGACGCCGCTGCGGGTCAGCGCCTGGGCATGAGCGCGCGCGCCTTCAAGCAGCGCCGGACCACCCTGGTGCGCCGCGGCTTCAGCCCTGACCACGACATGAAGCACCTGGTACCCGAGGGCTTCCTGGCGAAAGGGGTGTCGACCTACTACAACAAGGACGGCAAGCCGACCGGCCAGTGGGTGAAAAGCGGCATCGACACCGCTCGCTGGCTCGAATTGATGCGCAAGGCCTGCGAGGCGATGACTACCGATCTGCCCCAGTTGGCGGCCAGGCCGGCCCCGGGTAACTACCTAGCGCACCTGATGGCGGCCTATCCCATCGGTGACGCGCACATCGGCATGCGCAGCTGGGGCGAAGAAACAGGCCAGGACTGGGACCTGGCGATCGCCGAGCGCGTGCAGTGCGGCGCCATGGCGGCCCTGGTAGAACGGGCGCCGGCGACAGAGAAGGCGGTCATCATCAACCTGGGCGACTGGTTCCATGCTGACAACATGGAGGGCACCACCAGCCGATCCGGCCACATCCTGGACGTCGACGGCCGCTACGCCAAGATGATCCAGGTAGGCATCAAGGTGATGCGTCAGTGCATCGAGTCGGCCCTGACCAAGCACCGCACGGTCCGCGTCATCAACGTGATCGGCAACCACGATGACACCGGCGCCATCTGGCTGGGCATCGCGCTGAGCCATATCTACGCCAACGAACCACGGGTAGAGATCGATACCAGCCCGGGTGCCTTCATGTACGTCGAGCATGGCAAGACGCTGCTGGGCTTCCACCACGGCCACAGCTGCAAGCCTGACCGCCTGCCTGGCGTCATGGCATCCGACAAGGCCGAGGCCTGGGGCCGTACCAAGCACCGCTACTGGTACATCGGGCACGTCCACCACCAGAGCGTGAAGGAATACAGCGGCTGCTCGGTGGAGTCGTTCAACACCCTGACGGCCAAGGATGCCTACGCCAGCTGGGGTGGTTACCGCGCGGCCCAGCGCATGCACTGCATCCTGCTGCACGACCGCTACGGCGAGGTGGGCCGCTATACGGTCCATCCGGAGATGCTGGCAGACGAACTTCAGGCAGCCGCCTAAGAAGTCGTGACGGAAGCATAGCGGGGTCACTCACCAGGAACCCATTCCATGACCCTGCCCCGCATGCCCGCCGTTTACGTCGCCGGCCCCTACCGCGCCAGCACCTCGCTTGGCGTTGAGCTCAACATCAAGGCCGCTCAGGCGGTAGGCCTGCAGGCCTGCTACAAGGGCTGGACCCCGCTGATCCCCCACGCCAATACCGCCTTCTTCGACGTTATCGAACCCAAGCTGGGCGACGACTTCTGGTTGGCGGCAACCATGGAGCTGCTGCGTCGCTGCGATGCGGTGGTGCTGTGCCCGGGTTACAGCCGATCGGCTGGCACCCTGGGCGAGATCGAGGAGGCCAAGCGGCTGGGCCTGCCGATCTACAGCACCGTCGACGCTCTCCCCCGGGCCGAGCCTGCCGCTGCCACCTGACACCAAGTCTGAGGGCAATCCCATCCCAACCCAGTCAAAGCGGGCCTTTCACCAGGCTCGCTTTTTCTTCGGGCGCGAATCGGGCTCAAACCGTCCATCCCCTGGCTAGAGGCGCCTATCTGATGATCTATATTTGATAAGCTCAATGCTAGATATTTGATAATTCACCGAGTACGATAGCGGCCGCCACAGCCTGAAAGGATCACCCAATGACTTCGTTCCACAAGCCTGCACCGTTCAATTTCAAGACCCAGTACGGCCTTGGGTTCAATCCCCAGGATGATGAGATTGTCGTCGACTTCTTCTGCGGCGGCGGTGGCGCCGGTACCGGTCTAGAAATGGGCCTGGGCCGTACCGTCACTGTGGCCAAGAACCACAGCCCCGCGGCGATCAGCATGCACACCGCCAACCACCCCACTGCACGGCACTTCACCACCGATGTGTTCGAAGGGGATCCCGACACCGAATGCGGCGGGCGCCCCGTAGGCTGGTTCCACATGAGTCCGGATTGCACGCACCACAGTCAAGCCGCTGGCGGTCAGCCGCGGAAACGCGAGATCCGCAACCTATCGTGGATTGGGTTGAAATGGGCGGGGATGAAGCGCCCGCGCGTTATCAGCCTGGAGAACGTCAAGCAGATCCTGGCCTGGGGTCCCCTGATTGCGAAGCGCGATAAGGCTACCGGTCGTGTGGTGAAGGTCGACGGTACCGTAGCCGACGCCGGCGAGCGCGTGCCGGTCCACCAGCAGTTCTTGGTGCCGGATCCGAAGCGCAAGGGCCAGACCTGGCGCCGCTTCGTGCAGCTGCTGCAGGGCCTGGGCTATCAGGTGGAGTGGCAGGTAGGCCGCGCTTGCGACTACGGCGCGCCCACCAGCCGCGAGCGCCTGTTCATGATCGCCCGTTGCGACGGCCAGCCGATCATCTGGCCGGAACCGACGCACGCCAAGGTGCCGGCCAAGGGCCAGAAGCCATGGCGATCGGCCTCCGAGTGCATCGACTGGAGCCTGCCCTGCCCCAGCATCTTCGACCGGAAGAAGCCGTTGGCAGCAGCTACCCTGCGCCGTATCGCAAAAGGCATGCACAGGTTCGTCCTGGACGCTGCTGATCCTTTCATCGTGCCAATCGCCAACTGGTCGCAGGATGCGACCCAATCTGCAGCAGACCCGCTGCGTACCGTCACCGCCTGGCCGCGTGGCGGTAGCTTTGCGGTTGCCAGCCCGATCATTGCCCCGGCGACGCATCAGGGTAGCGACCGGGTGAACGACCCATTGCAGCCCCTGCCCACTGTCACCTGCGCTAACCGAGGGGAGCAGATGCTGGTGAGCCCCACGCTGGTATCGGTCGGTTATGGCGAGCGGAACGGCCAAGAGCCACGCGTGCCAGGACTGGATAAGCCGCTGGGAACGGTAGTGGCCGGCGGAATCAAACATGCTGTGGCCGCCGCGCACCTGGTCAAATTCCGCTATGACTCGGCCGGCGCCGCTGCCGATGAGCCGATGCCGACCATCACCAGTGGTGGCAACTGCCAGCGCCCCGCTGGCGCGGCCCATGCCATGGGCATCGCCACCGCATTCATTGAGCAGGCCAACGGCGGCTTCAATGCAACGCCTGCACAGAGCGCAGAGCGCCCGATGACGACGGTGACCAACTCAGGAAGCCAGCAGCGACTGGCAGTGGCCTCGCTGGCGACGCTGCGCCGCAACTGCACCGGGCAACCCATCACCGGCCAGGTGCCCGCGATCACCGCCGGCGCCGAACACCATGCGCTGGTGGAGTACCAGCTGGCGCCAGAGGTTGAAGCCGGCGCTCTGCAGGTGGCGGCCTTCCTGATGAGCTACTACGGCACCGACAACACCAGCCGGCCGGACGACCCCTCGCCTACGGTCACCACCAAGGATCGCCTGGCGCTGGTCACCGTTACGATCCGGGGTACGCCCTACGTCGTAGTGGACATCGGCCTGCGCATGCTGCAACCCCGCGAGCTGTACCGCGCGCAAGGCTTCCCAGACGACTATCGCATTGACCATGGGCATGACGGCCGCAAGTTCACGAAGTCAGAGCAGGTGCATATGTGCGGTAATAGCGTCTCCCCGCCCCATATGGCGGCGATCGCCCGCGCGAACGACCCATGGCAGGTTCGGTCTTTAGACATGGTGACAGCGGCGTAGGTGAGCCAACTAGCGCGGCTACGGAGCTGGTCCCCGAATTTGGGGACCGGACTATTTAGGATTGTTCGATGAGTGACATAAATCCCATCAAGGCAGGCCATCGAACCCAGGCGGGTCGCCATCAAGCGGTCGTCTGGGAGGATGGCTATGTTGCCGCGATGGCTGGCCTGGGCTATGAATGCCCGCACCCGCTAGCCACCGTTGAAGCGATCCATTGGACCGATGGCCATGGCGAGGCCATGAAGACGCTGCGGTTCCTGCTGGATGCGTAGCTGAAGCTATAGCTCAGTTCGACTGAGCAGCTCGGCAGTTCCATCAGGAAACAGCTCTAGGTCGCAAACTTCAGCCTTGAAACCATGAGACTTGAAGTATTGGCCGATTTCTTCGAAATACTCCCTGTTCTCCGTAAAATTACACAAGTTGATAAGCGGGATTGCCGGCTTTGTCAGAGAAAATCCAGGCATTTCAGCCAGAACACCTTCCTGAGAATGACTGAGCAGTACACCTACATTTCCCACGTTCAGCATGGTTTGGTAGGAGTCCACTCCGTTCACATTTGGCCACCTTCTCTTAAGGCCAGTCGCAATTGCGCTCAGAATTCCAATCTCTTCGAGATACAGCAGCTGACCGAATGGGAAGCCTGCATTCTCTAAGGCTCGGTTTTGGGTATCGTCTTGGAGCCTGAAGATAAACCCTTGCAGGACAAAGGGCGCAAGCTTGGCTATGAGTTCTGCATCTTCGGTGCTTAGATTCCGGATAAGGTCCAGGGTCCGCAAGCTATGGCTTCCAGGTGCTTTTACCTCGCCTGCGAGCAGCCGACCCCATATCTGCTGTAGGTCTTCAGCCGAAACCTCTCCTGCGTAATCTCGCCAACGCCGGATCCAGTCGCCGTCCACCGTGCGCTCTGGAGCCGGCGATGGATCCTGATGTAACTCTTCCTCAGCGCGCAGCAAGGCCTTAGCAACGTTTACTTCCCTGCGCAGGAGTTCATTGGTGTGCTGGTCTTGAACGATCGCAGGCAGCTCATCCAAATCGAATTCGGGCTCCAGTCGTTCCTCCACGCGAGCAATCCTGCGATGGCGCGCTAGCTGGAAATCGGCCAGGGTCTTCTCACCACTCAGGATCTGTGCCGCATCACGCTCCCCCTGAGCCTCGATCCGCTTCGCGTCTGCCCGGCCATAGGCGTCGCGTCGCATCTGACCTGGTCTAAGCAAGGCGCCAACGCCGTTATCCGCGCAGGTCCTCCAAAGCGTCTGAACAAGCTCAGAAAAATTCCAATCACCCATCGGCTCTCTCCCAGGTGTCGACTTGTTCTATGACCACAGGAAACTCGCTTTTCTCGCTGTACGTGGATGGCAAAAATCCTAATCGGAACGTGCACAGCAGTGAAGTGGCCTAATTTCAGTGCAAGTGCTTGATAGCATTATAATATTTTTTTGAATTACTCTTGATTTAGTGTTTTTAAATGTTAAAACATAAATACCCGAGGCTAATTATTATGATTTGTCGTTGTAGGGGGAATAACATAAAGAGAAAATAAACATGAGAAAATTACTTAAATATATAAGCATTGCAATCACATTAGCAGTAACCGCATCTATCCCATCGTCTACAGTTCAACAATCTACGTCAGCGAAAGCACAGCAGGTGCTAGCTGCACCCGCTGCTTTAGGCGGAGGATGATAGCTCTTGGCGGCAGTTATGCCGCTCGGTCCGTCTCTCAGACGAATGTTACGGCGCCAGAGTCAGCGGTAAGCGTCCAAGCCATCGTATGGGACTATGGCCAACGTGAGACGATGACTACCTTTTGATTACATAAAGCTACCAAAGCGGCTTTCTGACCTTAGTCTCTATTGGCTCCATGCGTATTTCATAAAGAGCAGCCAACACAGGAGCACGAACCCTCATGTCCGTGCCGAACCAGGAATTGTTCGCCATCTTTGCAGTGCTTTTTCTATCAAAATAATACGATTTAAAAAGATATACAGTGCTCGAATGTGTTAACAACGTGGTATGTGTCATACCCTTTAGAAAGAAACTTTGCTCTTTTAGTACAATTGAGGCGACCTCGTAATCCCACAGTAGGTCTCGGGTCCCTGGCATAGCCTGCGGCATATCTATTATTATTTTATTTGCAACTTCGAAGCGCTGTCTGTCTTCAATAATGTCGGCAACTTTAATTTCTGACAATTTTGCTGATAAATCGTCCAAAAACATATTCTGCCAGTGACTACCGACGATTCTTCTCTCTATACCTTGCGGAAGATGCCCATAGAAATCGGCAAAATCCGTGCCTAAATTCGCTAAACGCCCCAACACCTTGAACAGATCTTCGAGAAACGTCTTGGATGTTGGATCAAGCGAGCGTATAGACTCTGACATCTTAGGTATCAGGGAGTCGGCCTCTTTCGCAATGTATGTGATTCTGGCCGTTTCTCTCGCTTTTCTGTACTGATACACGGCGAACACAAACGTTATCACCGTAACAGCTTGACCTAGAAATTGAGCAAATTCATTCAGTCCGCTTTTTGTTACTGGCACGTAGACGACTACGGCGACAAATACAATGAACGCGAGTGAGGCAAGGCAAACAGGTAGAAGTCTAGGGTTTAGGAATTGGACGTCTAGGTAATTACCTAATCTCACTAGGTATAAGCGAATTGAATTCCACATAATTCACGCTGAATCCTTCCGGGCAATCCTTATAGCGATTCTAGCCTGAAGTCCCAAGACTTTGAGATAGATAGTGGGCGTAGCTGCAGCCTTGGCTTTCGTGCAGCATCAGGTGCGCACACGGAGATGAGCGTCGGGTGCCCTACCCAGCTCGCCTTCGCATAGTATTGTCCATGTCACCGGCCGCAATACCCATCGTACCGATCGCCAGGCTCCTGCAGCTCCATCGGCATGTCTTCCCGCGCCATGTAGAACGGCACCCAGCCCGTCCAGCCGCCATTGGGCAAGAACTTCGACCGGATCCACGTCTGCGCCTTGGCCTCGAAGGCGACGTCGCCACAGACAAAGCCAGAGGCCTTTCCTTCCCGCACATTGCGGACCTTCACTGAGTCGGGATTGCCCAGTTCGGACATCTCGCCCGCAGCGTCTTTAGCTTTGGATTCGAGCACGGGATCCGAGAACCCCATCAGGGCGAACGCTGCACCGCAGATGACAACTACGGCGCCCAGGGACTTCTTCATGCGCATCCTCTGCGTGGTTTGAAAACGGCGCGGATGGTACCAGAGCGCCTCGGCGCCGGTGCCCCGTCGTGACGCCAACATGGCGCCATGAACAGACCTCACGCACCCCTGGCAGGGACTCTCCGGGTCCTACTGCTCAAAGCATCTAAGATCGCGCACCAGGCGGGTTTCTACCTGCAGGGTGGCCGCTGGCACAAGGTATCTCCGGAAAAGCCGGCCCCCGCCGGGCATCCGGTGCTTGCGCAGAAGCCCGAATCGGGCCATACGCGCATCACCGGCGAGATGTGGCAGCAGCTGCACGATCAGCATCCAGCCAACTCGAACAAGGCGACGTACAGCAAGAAGCTGGACAAGCTCAAGGAGGCTTACCACGCGGGCGATACGCACGCGATCCTGGGCGCCAGCTACCCCAACGACACCACCCACAAGAAGGTCGCTCATGTAGCGAACTTCGTTCTGGCCAACCTGGGCAGTGAGCACCAAGTGCATGCAGGGCTGAAACAAGGAACCCACCCTGCCCTCTCCCAGGCCCCCGCCGCTCCGGCACCGGCGCCGACGAACACCGAGTCCAGCCCCGCAACCCCCGCCCCAGCACCTGCAGCTGCCGCGCCCAAGGCCGGTAATTCCAGCATCGCCCTGACCCACACCCACTGGCAGTCCATCAAGGACGCTCACCCGGACAACTCCAACAAGAAGGCCTTCGTCAGCAAGGTCGAGAAGATCCAGCAGGCCCACAGCGCCGGCGATGCCGATGCCATCCTGGGCATGAGCTACCCCAACGACACCACCGGCAAGAAGGTCGTGCACGTGGCCAACGCGGCCCTGGCGGACCTGGGTAGTGACCACAAGGTCCACGCCGGCCTCAAGCAGGACAGCCACGACGCCCTGGCGCAGAAACCAACGGAAACCCCAGCAGTTACCCCGTCTGAACCTGGCCCCAAGGACGGAGACACCAAGCAGGGCGCCGAAGGCGAACTGGTCTTCAAGGATGGCCACTGGCACAAGCAGGAAGACGCCAGCACCCGTACGGCCAGCACTGATGGCGCGACGGCCACAGACGTGACACCCAAGGGCCACGGTATCGATAGCCCGGAATCGTCTGACGTCGACATGGACAGCTACGCCGACCAGTACGGCGAGATGGTCAAGCTGGAGCAGGCCGGTGACGTCCAGGGCTTGAAGGACTTCGCCGCCAAGCACCACAACGACCCCCAGCTCAAGAACCTGGCGCAACTGGCGAACCAGAAGCTCACCAAGCTGGCATCTGCGGCGGCGGAGAAACCAGCGGAAACGCCTTCGGTTACCGGCGGCACCGAAATCGAAAAACCCAAGCAGATCGTCGCCCCGACCGCTGCCGAGGTCGACGCGCTCAAGGCCGATCTGAAGGCCCTGGGCATTGGCGTGCGCGTGCTCAAGAGCAGCGGCGGCCTGATCGACGTCCGGCCCAAGCTGCCCGCAGGCGATGCCCTACCGCTGTTCACCCAGGACCAGTTGGCTCAGGTGGCCCAGGTCCTGGACAAGCACGGCATGACCTATGAGCTGTGCGCCTGGGCGGGCAAGACCATGGCCAGCTACTTTGCCGGTCAGGAAAAGAACGCCCTGAACCTGGTAGGCATGGCGCTGAACCACGACGGATCCCGCGGCACCAAGCCGCTGCCGGCGGCCACTGCCCCCGAGAAACCCACGGTAACCACCGCTGAAGGCAGCGCAGTTACTGGCTTGGCCATGCCCAAATTCCTCGAAGGTGCCAAGACCACCGGCGTAGTGGCGCATTACCAGAAGGTGGCGCAGAAGGTGCTGGACCTGGCCTCGGCGGGAGATGCGGCCGGCCTGGCGCAGTTGAAGGCTGACGGCATGGCGCCCAAGACCGACGGCAAGGTCGGCAATACCTGGAAGGGCAAGACCGCCAACAGCAAGATCCTGCTGGCGCTGCATGATGCGGCCGCTACGCAGGTTGCCGGTGGCGCAGCCGCTCCTGCAGCAGCTGAAACCACCCCTGCTGCTTCCGCTCCGGACGCACCGACTGTTCCCGATGCGGCCCCGGCTGGCGGACTGCCAACCCCGCCCAAGTTCAAGAGCAACGATGCACAACACCTGGCTAACGTCTGGCATCAGGTAGCCGAGCAGGGCAAGTACGCCGCGATAGCCCTGAGCGTAGAACAGGCCTCGACCACTACAGCCCTTGGAAACATTCCCGAAGCACCAGAGCTGGTGAGCTATGGGAAGGAGTTGCTAGCTAGCATGGCCGCGGCTGGCGCTGGCCCCAAAGAGGGCGACACCAAGATGGGTGTCGAAGGCATGCTGGTGCTCAAGGATGGCCACTGGGTCAAGATGGACCAAGACGCTCACCCCATTGACGCCATTCCCATGCCGCCCCTGGAAGGCTTCTACAACCCGCAGAAGGTAGGCATTGCCCTCCAGGAGCTGAAGGCCAAGGTTAAGGCAGAAGGTCCGTCCGCCCTGAAGGGTGTGACGAAGAAGATGTCCGCCACCGGCAAACTGATCACCAAGGTCGGGGGCTACAAGATCACGGGACACGTGAGCTCGGACAGTTCCCATTCGGCGGTCTACCACTACGTCGAAGCCCTGAAGACCGTGGCGGGCTCCCCGAAAAAGACCAAAGCCGCGGCAGCATCTGCAGCAGCAGCTGGCCCCGCGCCCTACGCGCCGCCGGAACCTGCGTCGGAATCCATAGACGGCTGGAAGCAGATCGGCCCCCAGGGTGGCTCCAACCCCGGCGGCAAGTTCGTAGACGACCAGGGCGTCGAATGGTACTGCAAGTTTCCCGGCGATCCGGACGTGGCCAAGAGCGAAGTGCTGGCGGCGAAGCTGTACGAAGCCGCGGGGATCACCGGCCAGGACTGCAAGCTGATCACCAAGGACGGGAAGCTCGGCATCGCCAGCAAGTGGGTGGACGTCCAGAAGGCCGGCCCGGATGCCCTGGCCAAGGCCGAAGGGGTCGCCGAGGGCTTTGCCGTCGACGCCTGGCTGGCGAACTGGGACGTGGTCGGCCTGGCGTTCGATAACCTGCAGCTGGATGCCCATGGCCAGGCTGTGCGGGTCGATGCTGGCGGCTCCCTGGAGTACCGCGCCCAGGGCGGCAAGAAGGCCTTCGGCGAATCGGTCTCGGAGATCGACACGCTGCGCGATCCGAAGATCAACCCCCAGTCGGCCCAGGTCTTCGGCCACCTGACCGCCGCGGACATCACCGCCTCGGTGGCCAAGGTTGCCGAGGTCCCCGACGACGCCATCTATGACCTGGTCATGGAGTTCGGCCCGGGCAGCATGGCCGACAAAGCCCACCTGATCGACACGCTGATCGCCCGCAAGCAGGACCTGCTGGCCAAGTACCCCAAGGCGGCGAAGAAAAGCCAGAAAGCCAAGGTGAAGCCTGAAAAGCAGGATCCCACCGCCTTGAAGGTCGACCCCAGCCAGCTGCCGCAGCCGCACGACTTCCACAACTGGAACGGCCCAGGCAACGGCCTATCGTCCAAGACCCACGTCAACGACATGAACCTGAAGGCCGAGCAGGATCTGCTGGACTTCGCGGCCAAGGGCAACCTGATCGCGCTGAAGGACTATCACTACGAGGCGGTCGACAAGGACACCGGCGCGCCGACAGGCCAGCAGCACATCGAGCAGCACCCGTCGCAGCACGTGAAGACCTACTGGTCCGACCTGGTCTCCACGCTGGGCTACATCGCCAACCCGCCGGAACAGCTCAAGCGCTTCAAGTCGGTCGTTGCCGCCGGCCTGAAGAAGGTCTCCGACGCCTTCGCATCGGCAGGCTATGGCACGACTACCTCCAAGGTGGCGGCGAACCAGCGCCTGGCGTTCTGGATCGCCCTGGGCCACACCAAACCGGTCGAAGCCCTGGTGCCCAACCACGCCAGCCTGGAATTCCAGTCGACCCCTGTGGGCGTGCCCAAGATGACCGAGCAAATGAAGGCCGCGGCCAAGCAGGCCTATGCTAGCCTCGCTTCAGATCGCCTGGTCAAACGCTTCATCAACGGCATCCAGGCGTCGGGCACCTACAACGACAACTTCCGTGACGGCAAAATGGTCACTCACGATGGGAAAGACGCTGTCGGCATGGTGCTCGATGCCTACTCCTACGCTACTGAGAAGCCCGAAGGCTTCGAGGTGTACAAGTGGGTGAGCTTCCCTGGCGACATGGGCAAGCAGATGCTGAACGCCAAGCCAGGCACCGTCTTCCAGAACCCGGGATCCATGTGCTGTTCGTACAACCCCACGGCCACCAGCGGCTTCGGTCCGGATCGGATGCGGATCCGCTTCGCCAAGGGCTCGAAGGCCGTCGATAGCTTCGGCTCCGGTAGCTTCAGCAGTGAGCAGGAGATCACCACCCTGCCCGGCCAGCGGTTCGTCATCCTGTCGAGCAAGAAGGTGCACTGCCCGGTCAAACACAAGGAGCGCATCGAGCTTGACGTGCTGATGCTGCCCCCAGATGACACCTATGTGGCCGAACTGGAAGCCAATAAGGGGAAACATGGACAATCGTCTTGATGTGAACATGCAGGACGGCCTGGCGGCCGCTGCAGCTGGCACCGAACGGCACAACTACCTGGGCGATGCCCAGGTGGTGAACCAGCTGGTCCGCAATTTCTTCGCTGGCGTCTTCTCCGAGCGCGCCAAGTTCCACCAGGGCGGCAACGATGAAGGCGCCACGGCGGCCATCGAGCAGCTGTGCCGCCACTACGCATCGATCTTCATGGGCGAGAGCGGTGGCTACGTCGCGCAGCCCTGGAACAGCCCCCATCGTCTGGGCATCTTCCTGCGCGTGGTGACGCCAGACGTGAACGACTACCCCACGCCGGCCGAGGCCTATTTCAACTTCCTGGCCCTGCAGGCGCTGGAAGCCGCCATCGCCCTGGAAGAGGGCCATATGACGGATGCCGAAGTGCAGGCCGGCATGACCGAAGTCGTGGAAGACGCTGTGGCCGTGCTGCTGGGCCAGAAAGCCGGTGCCCAGGCATGAGCCGCCGGGTCCTGCTGTGCAAGGCGCACGTGAAAGGCCACGCCCGCAAGGATGGCACCTACGTGAAGCCCTACGACACCAAGGCGCCCACCGCGGCGCCCCAGGCTGTGCACCACCATCCGCGGGCGAATGACCAGGGCGAGCCGGTCGAGGTCAAGCAGCCCAGCCATGCCAGCGCGCCGAGCACCTGGCACAGCGCCGGGGCCGTAGCGACCTTTCTGCCTGACGGCGACGTGCCGCATACCCTGAACGGCATCCCGCTGACCACCTGGCGCGACCACCCCAAGACCAACGATGGCTGGGAGTTCACGGACGGCATCAACGACGACCTGGACGAACCGCACATGACGCTGCCCAAGGGCAAGTACGCGGCCAGCGGCGTGGCGATCGTCGAGCCCGACGGCCGGGTCTGGCTGATCTGCCCGACGAACCAGTTCGGCGGCTACAAGGCGAGCTTCCCCAAGGGCACGGCCGAGCCTGGCCTGTCCCTGCAGGCCAACGCCCTGAAGGAGGCCTTTGAAGAGTCCGGCCTGAAGGTCGAGATCACCGGCCTGCTGGGTGACTACGAGCGCACCACGTCCAAGGCCCGCATCTACCTGGCGCGTCGCACCGGCGGCACGCCAACGGCCATGGGCTGGGAGAGCCAGGCGGTCCAGCTGGTGCCCAAGACGCAGCTCTACGACCACCTGAACATGTGGTCGGACCATGGCATCGCCGAAGCGCTGGGCGCGGGACCTGCCCCCAAGAAGCCTGCCCCTGCGCTGGCAGTACCGGGCAAGATCGCGCAGAAACCTACCGGAACCACCGGCGGTTACCAAGGAAATCTATTCTAATTTTTCCTTAGACCTGTCTTGCCTCTTTATCAAATATGATCAATCATAAGGCCATCACCAACAAGGAGATGGCCCCATGTGGATCTGCCTGAATAACGCGTTTCTTTCCATCGTTTCCAAGGACTGCCAGCCGGATGAGCTGCTGGTGCGCGCCCGGGTCCCCGGCCACATCGAAGCCGTGTTCCCCACGGCGAAGGTCAAGGAAACCATCGGTAACGACTACCAGTTCCGCGCCGCGATCAAGCGCAGCGACGTGGCGGATGCCCTGGTGCAGCAAGCCGAATCGATCAGCTACGGCAATTTCAAGGACTCGGTCCGGATCAAGTCATTGGCCAGCGCCTACAGCTCGGTCTGGGGCGTGATGGCACGGTTGCAGCCCGTGGCGCCCTACTCCAGCCGCGCCCGCCGCCAAAACGACCTGTTCTAAGGAGTCCGACCGTGAACGCAGTAGTTGAGAATTTCGAAGGTACGCTGGTCGAAGATGTCTCGGAATTCTTCGCCCCGATGGCCACCGACCTGGTGCAGTCTCTGGTTGGCCAATACGACGCCACCCGCAAGCGCATCGACGTCATGGCGGCCGCTGTCTCCAGCGACGCCTGTCGGGGCGTGCTGCACTACTTCGTCGAGGGCAACACTCACGATCAGCGCCACAGCATGCCCACGACGGTCGACACGCTGTTCGGCATCGAGGGCGCCATGGGCCAGCTCAATGCCGATTTCTGGAGCCGCGCCCTGCGCATGACCGACGTGCTCGACTACATGCCGCAGAAGCGCCGGGATGAATGGTTCGAGCAGATCAAAAACCCGCTCGGCATCAAGAAGGACAAGTACGCCACCGAATACGTCCAGCCGCCGCTACCGATGTTCGAGGAAGCAACTGTTCGTTCCACCCTGGCGGGCCTGCTCCATGCGCGCGCCCAGTTCCTGGCCGAGCGCGTGGACGGCATCTTCCGCGCCCTGAGCCGCGAGCACGTGACCAACTGCCCCCAGGGCTTCAACAAGCGCATGATCCTGCTGCGGGCGATCACCAGCTATGGCACGGTGGATCACACCACCGCCGGCGTGATCAACGACCTGCGCTGTGTCATCGCCAAATTCATGGGCCGCGATGAGCCGAAGTGGAATGACACCAGCGGCGTCATCAGCTTCGCCCGCCAAGACAACGGTGCGTGGGTCGGGATCGACGGCAACGCCCTGCGCATCCGGATCTACAACGGGGTAGGCACGGCGCATCTGGAGGTCCATCCGCAGATGGCCTGGCGGCTTAACGCAATCCTGGCCAGCCTGTACCCGACTGCCATCCCGTCTGAGTTTCGCGAGAAGCCCAAGCGCGCCCGCAAGATCAAGGACTTCGAGCTGTTCGAACGCCCCCTGCCCTTCAAGGTGCTTGAGCTGCTGTCCGGCATGAAGTCCGCCTGGCGCCGCCGGGAAAACCCAGGCTTTCGCCAGCACCCCTTCGTGGACATCCCCCGGACGCGTGTGCTCTCGGCCCACGACCGCGACAAAGCGACCCTGGCCGAAGCCGAAAAGGTGCTGGAAGCCATCGGCGGCGTGCCGGACAAGGAGGGCAACTGCTCCTTCTGGCGCTTCGACTATGAGCCGGGCCAGGTGCTAGGCCAGATCCTGTGCTCCGGCTGCATCCCCGACCACAAGAGCCACCAGTTCTACCCTACTCCGGACAGTCTGGCGGCTGACGTTATCGCCGCGGCAAACATTGGCCCAGCCGACAGCTGCCTGGAACCCGAGGCCGGCCAGGGTGGACTTGCAGACCTGATGCCGATTGACCGAACCTTGTGCGTAGAGATCAGCGCGCTGCACTGCCAGATCCTGAAGGCCAAGGGGCACAACGTCGTCGAGGCCGACTTTCTGAAGTGGCAGGCGCCGGGTACGTTCGACCGCATCGTCATGAACCCGCCCTTCTCCGAAGGCCGCTGGCAGGCCCACCTGCAGCACGCCGCGGCGATGGTCGCAGCCGATGGGCGTCTGGTGGCAGTGCTGCCGGCCAGCGCCAAGGGCAAGCCGCTGCTTGATGGGTTCGACCTGAAGTGGTCGCGGATCTACAACGACCAGTTCGCCGGCGCCAGCGTGTCGGTCGTCATACTGACGGCCACGCGCACCTGATACCTATCCGGGGCCAATAGGCCCCCTTTTCCATCTTCAACAGCGAGAAACTACCTTGCAGACACCCACAGTTACCCTTCGCGATCAGCTGGCAATGTCAGCTCCTACTGAGATTCCTATCGGCTTCAAACATGTCAGTAAGCCTAAGCCGCCAGCTGTAGAGCCGCTGCCGCAGGACGGTATAGGCTTTGACCCGGCCGACGTGTTCGGCGAGAAGCCGATCAGCGATGAGCAGGCGGCACACAACAAGCGTGTCACCGAAGCCTATGAAGCCGAGCGCCAGTGGAAGCTACAGGACGACCGCGATCGCGAAGCCCAATGGCGCTATACATGGGCCGACTCCATGTTGGCCGCACGTGGTCATAGGAGCTGGGTAGATGATGTCACCCAGATTGCCCAGGGCATTCTCCCGGCCCTGCTACAGGCCCATGCCACGCGGGCTGGATCGGACGACGATGATGCGGGTGATGACTTGTGGGCGCATGCCCAGATCAACGGCTGGGGGGCTCCTGGTCCTGAAGTGAGCTTCAACGACGATGGACCTGCCCTAAACGCATCGTATGCCGAGAGCGTCGCATTCGATGCCTTATTACTGGCCGAAGCACTGCTGGACGTCCGCAAGCACCGATACGGGTGCTGAAATCAAAAGAGGTGACGTCATCGTCACCTCTTTGTTGCAATCCTCCGACTCCGCTTGGTACTTGAGGCGCCATGAAGTTTTCAGCGCATCTGCTGTGACGGAACGGAGACCCGAAGATGCAAACCGAATTCCTATGGCTGGCAGCGTCCGGCGTTGTGACCGTGGCGCTCTATGGCGCCACCTATCTGCTGATCGGCCGAGCCTGGGGCTTTGGCCCTTGGGATCTGCAGCTGAAGACGAGCACCCAGAACGATGAAAGTCTATGCAGTGGAACTGACGGTAACCGTGCTGGTTGCCGCTGAAGATGCAGTGGCCGCAGAGCGAGTGGCACGGGCGCAGCGAGACGAGATAATCAACGAAGCGGATCTGGAGGTGTCGGTGAATCGTCAGATCCATACCATTGCGCAGGCCCAGGAGCTGCACTGGGAAGCCAGCATGCTGCCCTACGGCACCGGTACCGCACGGCTGAGCGAACTGCTCATACCCGCTGAGCCACCGCCCGGTCGCGACGACAAGACGTTGGACATGTTCAACTAGCCCCCCTCCCCCGCTTCCCACGGTTCGCGCATGTCGTGACTGCACCATGCAGTCATGACGCAGCACAAGATCCGCCTCCCCGCACCCTTCCCTATCCAGCAGACCATTCTCCAGGGCGCTCGGCGTTTCAATGCCGTGTGCATGGGGGAAAAGGGCGGCAAGACCACCCTGGGCATTGAGGCCTTGGTCGCCAGCAGGCGTGGGGTGCTCAACGGCCGCGCGCCGGTCGCCTGGTTCTCCGCCAGCAAGGACGAACTGGCCAAGGTGCGCCGGCGGGTGACACGCGCCCTGGATCCCTTCATTCGCCGGCGAGTGAATGCCCGCCAGCTGGAGCTGCACAACGGGAACACGCTCAGCTTCTTTCACCTGGAAGAGCCCCTGGATGTGTTCGAGCAGTTCGGCCTGATCGTGGTCGACGATGTGCGCTCGATCGCTAACTTCCTGGACCTGTGGGAGGACTCCCTGAGCGAGTCGCTACGGGTGCACCGCGGCCAGGCCTGGTTCCTGTCCTCGGCCTACGGCAAGCGCAATGACTTCTACCGGCTATTCGAGCTGGGCCGGGGCGATCCGGACTGGGCGCTGTGGCAGTTCAACAGCTATGCGAACCCCCATCTGCCTGCGGTAACTGCCAGTGAAGCCGAGTCAGTTACCGAGCTGGAATGGCGGCAGCGCTTCGGCGCCGAGTTCTTGGACGTGGCGATCGAGCTGGATGCTACCCAGCGCATCATTGGCCATGATGAGACCTTCCTGCAGTGGTGCGAGCGCCTGGAGCAGACCGGCCTGAAGGTGGACGGCATCCCCTTCACGCTGTCGGACCGGCCCGCCATGCGCTTCGTCTACGACCTTATCCCGGCGACCCGCCAGGACGCGTTCCTGCGCACGGACGTCATCATGAAGTGTACCCAGGTGGGCTTCACGGTCATGGAAATGCTGGCCATGATCTACCTGGCCATCAAGTTCGCGCCGGCCAAGATCGGCATGTTCATGCCCTCGCAGATGCTGGCCAGCGGCAAGAGCTCCGAGCGCTTCATGCCCATCGTGAAGACGGTGCCCGAAGTGCACCGCCTGATGATCGACAAGCACGCCAGCGGCTCTAAGGGCGGCGAAGGTAACGTGCTGATCCGGAACTTGGGACCGAGCCGTTTCCACTTCCTGTGGACCAGCGGCAAGACGGCGACCGAATCCTTCCCGATGGACGTGGTGTCCTTCGACGAGGTGCAGGAGATGGCGGTGGCCGACATGGAGAAGACCAAGGAGCGACTGTCGGCGTCGCAGCTGCGCTACACCCTGATGGGCTCGACGGCCAACTGGCCGGACAGCGACATCCACTGGTGGTACAAACGCGGCACCCAGCACCAGTTCCACACCCGCTGTCCGCATTGCGGCACCGGCCAGGTGCTCGATGAGCATTTCCCCCAGTGCATCGGCTACGACCCTGAGCAGGCGCGCCTGGTGCAGCGCGAGGGCATGCCCACGGTCTTCGGCGAATACCGGTACCGCTGCCATTCCTGTTCCGGCTGGATCGATGATCCCCAGGCCGGCGAGTGGATCCCGCGCAACCCAGAGGCGGAAATCCGCTCGGTGCACTTCCCCCAGTTCCTGTCGCCCACCATCTCGGCGCGGGAGATGATCGAGTCCTACCGCAACGCGGACGACATGAAGAACTTCTTCAACCGGAAGCTGGGCAAGCCCTACACCGACCCGTCCCAGGTCCCGGTCAACCTGGAGATGCTGAACGAATGCGCCCGGATCGGTATGGAAGCCGGCCTGGTCTGGGAGCGCAGCGGCCGCGGCACCTTCATGGGTATCGACCAGATGGGCCAGTTCAACGTGGTGGTCATTAAGAAGCGCCTACCGGACAACCGCCAGGCCTATGTCCACATCGAGCTGATCTTCAACAACAGCCCCTTCGATCGCTGCTCCGAGCTGATGGGCCAGTACGGCGTCCAGTGCTGCGTGGTCGAGGCCTTGCCCAACTACAACGACGCGCACAACTTCGCCCAGGCGCACCCCGGCAAGGTCTTCCTGGCCGGCTACGGCAACATGGATGGGCAGATGATGATCTGGGGTGACGCGCCCAAGCAGAACGCATCCACTCGGCGGACGGCGGAAGAGGCCCAGGAGCTCTACACGGTGCGGCTGGACCAGTACAAGTGCATGCAGGTCAGCATGAAGCGCTTCCAGAATGCCGTGTGCCTGTTTCCGGATCCGGACGGCCTGGTGCAGGAAGTGCTGGAGAAAGGCCAGATGGTGACCCGGGCCGTGTGCAAGGAGGTGGCATTCTTCCACTTCACGCGCACCGCGCTAATCGCCGAGCAGGACGAGGAAGAGAAGAAATTCCGCCGGCGCGTCGTCAAGGTCGGTATCGACCCCCACACCAGCTACGCCAACATGCTATGTGACGTTGCCTGGGCGCGCGCGCATGGAACTGACACATTCATCCTGCCGGATGCCGGAGACGCTACCAGCAGCGTGGCTGAGCCCGTTGCGGCGAGGATGTCGACTCCTACTGCCAAACTGATCGAGCATCTGAGCCAGCTTGTTGAAGAAACCTGCGGTAACTGCGTAAATCGGGACCCGCTGACCAATGCCTGCCGTGAGCTTCAGGCGACCGTGCGGCCAGCGGATCCGGGGTGCTGGGCCTACATTGCCAGATCGAGCTGATCCCGCTCCTGATCTCTCTGCTGCGCCATGTATTCATCATGCGGCAGCACATCGAGCAGAGCCCAGGGGGTGAGCTTCATCGCGCGGATGGCGTCCTTTGCCTCCATCTCAGCGGACAGCCGGAATAGGCTCTTGCTGAAGTGCACGTGGCGCCGTGTAGGGCCATTGTCGCGCCGTACCGTCATGATGACGACAAGGCCGCGGGTGATACCGGGTTTGTCCTTGGCCAGCACCTGCTTGGCGCGATGCGCAAGCACAGGCAGACCGAAATGGCGACGCATACTTTCTTCGGTGATGGTTCCCATCAGTTCCCTCTCCTTTCCGTTGGTATAGCTGTGGCGGCTATCAGTGCGGCAGCTCCAGCTGCCGTAATTACTCCGTCCCAGGCGGTGGCGTCACCAGGGCCGTAGGGCTATATCAGCAAAAACACTGGCTAAATGTCCAGTGCTATTTGATCCTTTGCGACAACCTGGTTCAACGAGGCGAGTTTGCTCAGCCGGGCTTCGGCTTGCTCCCAGGTTTCTCCGGGGTTGGCGTTCTTCGAAATGTAATCGCGTGACAAGGGTCCCAAATTTCTCAAGGGGGCCTTTTCGACGGATGGCGCATCCTGAGGTGTGGTCTGCTTGGTTTGACTTGAACCAGTTGGTCCGACTGGTGTTACGGCGCTGGTTGCCATCGCGACAGAGCGGAACGTGAACTTCAACCGGTCGGCCACGCGCCCCTTCTTGAGCACCTCGTATTCGACGAACATCCCGGCGCCTTCAGGCAGCTCGGCAATCGCAGGATCCAGCACACGCGCCTGGAGGTTGTTGATCCGTTCATAAGCCTTGCCCAAGCAGAGCATTTCGCGGAAGTCGGTCAGCGACACCACGTAGTACCCGGCCCCGTCGATTTCGTACCGCACCAGCAGCTGGAACAGGCGTATGGCATGGATGGACTTGAGCTGCACCACTCGGCGCAGACGGTACCGCGTGAAGTCACCCGTCAGGGCTGACAGGTAGGGCTCTATGCTGGGCGTGAAGAAGAGTTCGATCCAGGGCTCATAGCGTGGCGTGCCCTTCTCGAAGATCCAGCGGAAGTCGCTGTCCTTCGTGTTCTTGCCTGTCCCGCTGATGATGCGTACCGTCCGCTCATACAGGGTCGACGCCGCCGTCTTGATTGCGTCATAGGCCTGCTTCTCATCCATGCTGTACGTGGCAGCGAACTCTCCGGCGTAGATCCGGATCGGGTTGATCAGCGGTTTGCGGGAATCGATCTTGGACAGAGCCAGCAGCAGCAGGCGCTGTTCCTGGAGTGTCAGCTTGTAAGCTGCTTCGATCAGGTGGTTGGACTTAGCGATCCAATCACCTTCCTTGGGGATTAGGACATCGTCGGTCATGACGACTCTCGTTGTTGGGTTGGCGGGGCCAGCATAGACCTCAATCAACCCACTTGCTACAGGTTTATTTTATGTAGCACGAAGAGGATAACCGGCTCAGGAAAGTCCGAAATTTGTAGCACCGAGTCGGAAATTTGTAGCTGAAAGTCCGAGATTTGTAGCTGAGAGTCGGAAATTTGTAGCACCGACCCCGCTGGAACCCGCGTCCTGTAAGGCTTCGCGGGGGTCCTATAAACAAGAGATAAACAAGAATAAAGGTTTTTATAAAGGGACAGCCTGTGGAAAGGCTTGTCCTGGGATCGGGAGAGCGGCAGTCAGACCGGAAAAGTCCGAAATTTGTAGCACGAACCAGCTAGCCGCACACAGCGACACGCCACCTGCTGCATAGGTCATAGCAAAAGTCCGAAATTTGTAGCACGAAACCCTGAGTAACCGTCGGAGACGATAGTCGGTTCCTGGTATGCAGATCCGCCCGAAACGCTCGGTGAAAAGTCCGAAATTTGTAGCACGAAGGGGGAGAGGGGAGGCGCCGTCTGTTCCGGCGTGTCAGCGACCCTATGTCTGATCCCGTTGCCCAATCGCGACAGGTCTATCAGCTTCTGGGATGGCCCCTGGCGAGGAACGTTCGAGAACAGCCATGGCCATGCTGCGGAGGTTTTTCAATGTCCAGGCACTCACCGCTTATCCTGGTCCGGTCCACTCGCTGATGCGAACCCACCGGCTAGGCTCACCGCTCTACGACATCCCGGTTACCCCATCCGGAGCGCTTTTGGTGACCTGAGTCATGTGCGGCAATGAGCAAATCTTGCTGTCACGACCTGTCGGTCGGGCAATCACGCCCGCATCGCAACAGCTACGGCATAGTGATCGGGCTTGCTGCGCAGCAACCGATTGGTGGCCAGGCGAGTTCTGCGCTTACGCGCCAGATCGGCAGAGAAGTTCGTGCAGCAGGTAGAACACACGTAGCGTCCACCGGCCCGGCGATCTGTCCGCAAAGCCACGGGCTTCCAGCGCATGCAGGCGTTGCAGAGAAATTCGCTCATGCGCCTGTGCTCCCGAAGCCACCGGAACCGCGGGTCGTTTCTCCCAGTTCCTGCACCGCCACGGGCTGGACCTTGACCGCGGGAACCAACATGCCCTGGGCGATCCTGTCGCCGGTGCGCACAACCAAGTGATTCCGGTTCAAGCCGGCGGCCTGTTCGTCGTAATCGGCGCACAGACGGACCATCAGTTCGCCTCGGTAATCGGCATCGATAACACCGGTGGTATTGGCGAGCCTGATTGCGTGCTTGAAACCGTGGCCACTGCGGGAGAAGACCAGCAGGCACCAGCCTTGGGGGATTTCAAAGGCAAGGCCGGTACGAAGGGTAACTGGCCTGTCAGGACCGACAGTTACCGCTTCGCCATCGACGATCGCGTAGAGGTCAAAGCAGGCCGCGCCGTCGGTTCCGTAGGTTGGTAGCTGGGCGGCAGGGTGGAGTAGCTGGACGTTAAGCTGCATCGGGTACCTTCTGGGCAAGTTCGAGCTGTCGGGCGGTTGCAAGTCGGTCCCTGCGGTCCGCGGCTTCGCAGCCACGGCACCGGGAGAAGTAATGGCCGCGGGAGGGGATCCAACGGTAGAACTCCGCATCCTGGGGGTGGAACAGGCCGCAACGACGGCACAGTTTCTCCCTCCCCAATTCCGTGGTGCGGTACATCTCCAGGTCCTTCAGACGGACCAATTTCGGCCGTTCTTTGATCTCCAGGGTCTGAGCCGCAAGGCTGTACCCCTGCCACATCGTCTCGACGGTCGGGTCCAGGTAGTGGCCAGTAGGAGTGCACGCCAGCTGGGTCGCGAAACCACGGTTCTCCATGGCGATTTCGAAGGCATTGCGGAACGGGTCCAAGCTGAAGGCTCCAGGGTGACAAGAGCCCAAATGGTGCTGTCACGACTTCAGAAGGCAGATAGGGCAGGGTAGGGCGGTCCCGTCGTGACGCTAGCCTGCAGCCATGACAGACATCGCCCTTCACACCGCCCACAACCCAGCAGCGCCCCAAGATGAGCGACACGACGCTATGCGCGTGGCTCAGGTAGCGGCGATGCCCAATTCCGTTCCGGACATGCTGCCGCTGGTGCAGTACGTCCAGCAGCTCTACCAGGAGGAACAGTTCGCCAAGGCGCTGACCAACAACGCTGCGCCCCATCCCAGCAGGGCCGCCCGCGCTGGCACGCCCGGCATGCAGTCAGTCTGGCTGGACGACCAACGCATCCAGACCATGGGCGACTGGTACGAAAGGCCCAGCGCTTTCAGCTTCGACACCATGCGCCAGATGGTCGACAACACCCCTGTGCTCGGCGCTGTAGTCCTGACGCGACAGCGCCAGATCAAGCGCTTCTGCCGCGTGCAGCAGGGCGGGCGCGGCCCGGGTTTCACGATCGAGCTGAAGGACCCTAGCGCGACCCAGGGCCGCCAGGAAAAGCAGGTGATCCAGCGCCTGGAGTCCTTTTTCACCAACTGCGGCTGGGAATCCAACCCAAGGCAGCGCCAGCGGCTGAAGCGCGACAATTTCTCCGGCTTCATGGCCAAGCTGGTGCGGGACAGCCTGATCATGGATAGCGCCCCCATCGAAACCGAGTACAAGCGCGACCGGAAACGCGGCATGGACGGCTTCTATGCCGTCGATGGCGGGACGATCCGCCTGTGCTCGGAGGTGGGCTACAGCGGCGACGACGAAATCTTCGCCCTGCAGGTGGTCGGCGGCCAGATCCGCACGGCCTATACCTATGACGACCTGATCTACGTCCCGCGCAATCCGCGCACCGAGGTCACCTATGGTGGCTATGGGATGTCGGAAACTGAGCTGCTAGTCAGGGTAGTTACCGGTTACCTGAACGCTTTCACCTACAACACCAAGTATTTCGACAGCAACGCCATCCCCAAGGGCATGCTTCATCTGTCGGGCAACTACGACGAAAGCGACATCAACAGCTTCAAACGCTACTGGAACGCGATGGTGAAGGGCATCAACAATGCCTGGACCTTGCCGGTGATGGTGTCCAAGAACCAGGAGTCGCGCGCAGCGTTCGAGAAATTCGGCGTTGATGTCGACGACGTCATGTTCGCGAAGTGGATGACGTTCCTGACCAGCATCATCTGCGCCATCCATGGCATGGCGCCCGATGAAATCAACTTCGAGAGCTTCACCGCCGGCACCAGCTCGCTGTCTGGCAGCGATACCGAAGAGAAGCTGATCAACTCCAAGGACAAAGGCCTGCGCCCACTGCTGGCCCACTTCGAAGACACCTTCAGCGATTACATCGTCTCCGACTTCTCCGACCAGTACGTCTTCCGCTGGACCGGCCTGGACGATCAGAAGCCGGAAATCGTCTGGGGCCAGCAGCAGGCGTTGCTAACCGTCAACGAGGCGCGCAAGGCCAACGGCTACGACGAAACCGCAGAGGCCTGGGGCGAAGCCCCGCTGAATCCAGCTCTGCTGGGGGTGTATCAAGGTGCCCAGCAGCAGGACAGTCAGGATTTCGGCCAGCCGGGCAGCTATGACTTGTCGGATAGCCGCGACAGCCAGAATGACTTCGGCGATCCGGCGGATGGCGAGCAGGCCCAGGCAGAAGGCGACGATCCCGACGAGATGGCCAAGAGCTTTGGCCTTCCGATACTGCGGATCGACGTATGAGCGCTTACCCGGGCGACGAGGTGTTCTTCCATCACCAGGGCGAGCCCCGCGCCGGCACGGTCAAAGCGGCCGGCCGGCACGGGTGCACGATCGAGCACGACGGTCAGTGCTTGCAGGTGCCCTGGCGCCAGGTCGCCGGCCACAAGCGCCGCACCAAGCAGCCTTTCAAGATCATCGACGCCGGCGACGACGGCGTCATCGTGGCCGACAAGACCGGCCGCAAACGCTACATCGCGGCGCCACGCCAGGCGCCGGACGAACCTCTGACGAAAGCCCTTGTTCCGCCATCCCCCCGCTCTGATCGCGTCTTCCTGAAGTCCGGCATTGCCGGCGTCATCGTCGGCCGTCCAGGCCGCGACGGCGCCCACGTCCTGGACGACAGCGGCACGCTTCACCGCGCGCGCTGGGAAGACATCTCGAACCATGCCCCATAACGCCCTGTTGGGCAGAGGCACCATGAGCTACGAAGAGATCCAATCGGCCTGGCGATCCCAGGCGCAAGGAGTGGCGACGCTTTTCGTGTCGGCCACTCACAACCGCGTCCAGATCGATGTCGAGACCAGCGCCGCTGCTACCAGCGGGACTCTGGCGGTGTCCTTCCTGACGCCCCTGATGACGCAGCCCAAGCCGCTACGCGATGAAAGCGGGAACAAAGTCAGCATCGACCTGGCGGATCCGTATCCGGTCCAGATCAGAGACATGATGATCAGCCAGCTGCTGTTCACGCCGGCGGGCTTCGACGCTGACAAGACCTACCACGTCGCTGTCGTTTCAGCCGAGGTGCAGTGATGGGGGTCGTGCAGATGCGCGCCATCGGCCGCGTGCAAGCCGACTCCAATGCGGGAAGCCTGATGTTCGCCCGCTCGCGCTTGGTCGGTTTCTTCGGCGACAGCCGCGCCTTCCTGTCCTTCTCTGGCAGCAACGGCCACGACTATCTGAAGGGCTATGGCATAGCCTTTTGGGCGCAGAAATGGGCCAACGGATGCGTCACCTTCCCTTCCAGCCTGAACGGCGGCAAGGCAGGGGAAACGACCCAGGACATGCTGGGTCGCCAAGCGGCCTACATTGCGACCCTCAAGGCCGCAGGCGCCACGATGGTCGTCGTCATTGCGGGTACCAACGACCGCACCGGCAACAAGCTCACCCTGGGGCAGAGCAAGACCAACATCCAGTGCATCGTGAGCAACTTCCAGGAGGCCGGCATCGCAGTGGTGCTGGTTTCAGAGACTCCGCGCGGTACCGGGTCCAGCTCCTACGAGCTCACCGCTGCCCAGGCCTCGGACCTGTACCAGCTGCACCTGTGGATCGAGCGGGTCATGTCCCGGGTCTGCCTGGTGGCCAACGTCTGGGACAGCTGGATCGATGCTGCTTCCGGGGCGCTGTTCCGCCCGCTAGCCCAGATGGTCATGGATGGTATTCATCCATCCAAGATCGGCGGGATGTGGGCTGGTAAGGCCGTGGCGGCCAAGCTGATGCTGCTTTCTCGAAGGTTGCCCACCCTGGCGCATTCATCCGATGTCTGGTCCAGCAGCAACCCGCAGGGCAATCTGACGGCCAATGCTCTGGTCACCGGTACGAGCGGCGCAATCGCGGCCAGCTGCAACCCAACTGCGGGCAGCGTGCTGGCCACCGGCTGGAATGCCGAGGCGAGCAACATGGCGGGAGTGACCACCACCTGGTCGAAGGAGATGTCTGCAGGGGAGGAATGGCAGCGGGTCGATCTGGCCGGTACCGCGACGGCTGCGGCGGCACCGGAGCTGATCACCTACGTGGACTTGAACCTGGCGGCCCTGGCCGACGGCGACAAGATCAGGGCTACCGGTCTACTGGGCTCCCGCGGTACCGGCCTTGCCGCGGTTGGCCTGGCGCTGATGGTTGTGCCCGGCTACAGCCTGAAGCTCGACGGCGAGGACAGTGACAACACCCAGCCCTGGCCCAGCCAAAGGCTTGGCCCGTTCCCCTATGAGTCAACGGCTCTGGCCTTCAGCGCATCAGCAGGGCTGACCCTGGTGCGCGTCCGGGTGCAGATCAACCTGCAGGCCAAGGCCGCCGTCAACGCGCGCGTCTGGTTCAGCAAGACCGGCGCTCTCAAGGTGACCTACGGCTAGATGACGGGCCGGTCGTGACGGCCCAATACCCTCACCAAGCCTGAGTACCTCGGAAGCCTTACCGGGCCGGTGTGGGCTAAACACCGGAACTTACCCCCCTGCATCGCTCAGGGGCGCCGCGGCGGTGACGTCGTAGGCTAGGCCAGCGGAGGCCGCAGCACTGAGCCCCAGGACACTGGGGTAGACGGATCGGTGCACCACAGCCCCAGCAGGTCTCACGGCCTGCTGGGGCTTTTCTTTTGTCGTGAGGCCAGAGTGCCGAAAAGCCCGGAATTCACACATGTTCGTCGATCTGACACTGCTCAGCGCCCAGGCCACTGAAGACGCGCTGGAGTACATTTTCAAATCCACCAGCAGCGACGACAAAGGCGCTGGCATCTGGAACCCCCACGAATCGCTGTTGATCCGCCGGCTGATCGAGCTGTTCACCCAGCGAGGCCTGCTCAGGCTGCAGGCGGTGCAGGAACAGCTGTTGGCCTGGGAAGCTGGTCACAACCACGTGGCGAACCCGGCTCCCCCCGCGCCGCCGGGCATGATGACGCGCTGGACCGCCCAGGAGCTGGACCTGGTGAAGCTCTACCTGGAAGCCTTGCCGCCGGCGAAATGGACACTGGACGACCACATGATGGCCGTCGACTACGTGGTACAGCGGTTTCTCCCGGCGGATGAGCTCAGGACCGAGGCGCAGTGGCTGGCGACCAGGGCTGGCCTGATGGGCAAGGTGCAGGCGAATCTGAAGGCCGCCGCCATTACACCCAAGCAGGCCGATGCGCTGCTGGCCGTGCTGCCGCTGACGCCGGCCGCAGCCGCTGAGAGGTTCGAACTCAACCCCCAGCAGAAAGCCTGCCTTGAATTCGGCGCTCAACGTGCAGCAGAGAACGTCCGGTCACTGACGGACAAGGTGCGCCACCAACTCAGGCAGGCGATCTTGCAGCACTTGGAAGACCAGATCACCAAGCCAGCGGGCCAGCCCGGGCAGGATCTGCAGACCAAGCTACAGGACCAGTTCGGGGATCTGAATCGCGACTGGCGACGAATCGCCGTCACAGAGGCTGGGGAGTGCCAGACCCAAGGATTCATCGCCTCGCTCAAGCCTGGCACGAAGGTGAAGCGCATCGAGCAGTACGCGACCGCCTGCGCCTTCTGCAAGAAGATCCATGGGGTCGTTGCGACGGTGGTGGCGGCCGATCACCCCGACAAGGATAGCGACACCATGGTCTGGCCGGGCAAGAACAACATCGGCCGCAGCGCGGCGCCCCGTAAGCGGGTAGGGGACCAGCTGATCCCACGCACCAAGGAAGAGATGTGGCATTTGCCGGCCGGCCTGGCGCACCCCCATTGCCGTGGCCGCTGGGTAATCGCCCAGGCCGTCAGCGAAGACGATGATCCAGATTTCGCCGCCTACCTGGACAAGGTGCTGGCCTGAAGCGCGGTGGCGGTAACCGGGCGGAACAACGTGTCAGTTACCGCTTCCTCTGTGCGCGCCGTTCGGCTAGCTTGAGGCCTTCCACAGGGAGGATGCGCGATGTTTCGGATACAGCTGATGGTGGTGATGTTGCTGGCGCTCGCCAGCCAGGTGCAGGCCGCGGATTCATCAGCCTGCTATTCCATCGGCAACGCAGATGCCCGGGCGTACTGCCTGGCCAAGGCACATCGAAATTCGAGCGGTTGCTACAGCATCCAGTCCAGCGACCTGCGTGCCCAGTGCCTGGCAGAAGTCCGGTAATAGAAAACCGCCCCCAGGGGCGGTTTCTTTATGCCTGCTCGGCCCTGGTCTGGCGCCGATTCCGTTTGTCCTCGATGCGCTCCCGCGCGGCTTTGATCATCTCGTCAGTGATGTCCTGCCCCGCATAGTCCCGCGCCTTCTTGATCACCCGGCGGATGTAGGCATCGGTGAGCTCGCTTTCTGCGCCTGATCTTGCGGGCCGCTGGTCACGTTTGGCCTTGGCGGCGGCTTTGTCCAAGCGGCGCTGCCGGATCTGCTGGCGGGTCTGCTCAATTCGCTCGGCCGTGATCTCTTCACCGCGGTAACCCTTGTGCCCCGTGATCACCTTGCGCACGTAGCTGTCGGTCAGCTGCTCCCTTGCTGCGCGCTGCGCGGATAGCACCTTTTTCTTGTTGGCCTGGTAATGGTTCCGGTCGCGCTCCCGATCGCGGTCGCTGTTGTTGGCGCGCCACTTGCGGCCGTATTCAGCGCATTTGTTCGGGTTCTCGGCGACGTATCGCGCACGCCACTCCAATTCTTGCGTGCGATTGGCGTTGTAGCGGTCCTTGCGTTGCTGGTTGCGGCAGGCCTTGCAGCGCGGCTGGTAGCCGTCGCGAAGCCGACCGAACTCAGTCAGCGGCAGGCTGCGCTGGCATAGCGGACAGGTTTTGTGGGTCGTCGGGTCCATGGGCGTCGATCAGCAATGTAATTGCCGCGACTTTGACGTCACGACCCCTTCCCGCCGCCCGCTGGCCCCTGGTGGCGGTCGTGACACCACCATGGCGGCATGAACGATGAACAGCTGCTAGCCGCAATCCCCGACTTCCTGAGCATGTCCACCCTGCTCAAGGCCACCCCGTCCCAGGAGGACGGCGCTCGCTTCATCTACTTCGAGGCGAGCAACGAAGGCGTCGATCAGCAGGGTGAGCGGGTGCTGGCCAAGGCGCTTGAAGAAAGCATGGCCACCTACCTGAAGTTCGGCAACGTCGATCTGGACCACTACACGATCACCGGCGCCCGCATGGGCCTGGCCAATCCGATGGCCTATGAGATCGGCCGCCCCGTCGACGTCACCATCCGCGACGGACGTACCTTCGTGAAGGCGCAGCTGTACCAGGGCGACGGTCCTCTGGCCGCCAACGCCAACATGGTGTGGGAGTCGATGACCGCCCTGAACCCACCGGCGCGCTGGTACCCGTCCGTGGGCGGTTCGGTGTTAGCCAAATCGGTGCAGATGGACCCGGTAACTGGCGAGAAGGTAGGGCTGGTTACCCGCGTGCGCTGGACCAACGTGGCCCTGAGCCGTACCCCGGTAAACCAGCACCTGCCTGCCGCGGGCGTAGCGCCGATCGCCGAGTTCGCCAAGAGCTTGGGCGGCTTCGTCGTGAAAAGCCTGGAGGCCGGCTACGGCACCGACTCCGCCACCTTGACCGGCGGCAGCGCCCTGCGGATCCAGTCCGTCGACGCCAATCCCAACAGCTATTTCGAATTTCGCGATCGGCTTTCTGCCGCCGTGAGAAGTCGTGAGGCCACGATTCTTTCCGTAGACGGACTGATCGCCTACTCGACGCAACAGCTCGGTCTGCCGGCCTCGGCCGCGACGGACTGGGTGAATCGCTTCCTGGGCGATTTGAACACTGGACTTACGAAGACAAGAGGCTCTCGATGAGCGATTTCGCACAACTACTGGCGGCCATTCAATCGGTTGCCGACGATCAAGACACCCTGGCCAAGTCCCTGGCCGCTGGTGGCGAAAACCTGGGCGACGGCAATCCCGAAGACGAGGAAGAAGCTGCCGCCGCTGCTGCTGCAGAGGCCGAAGCTGCCGCCGCTGCCGCTTCTGCCGGCACTCCCGGCGAAAACGCCGCCGAAGGCACCGCACTGACCAAGTCGCTGACCGTGGATGGCGAGCAGGTCGACCTGGTGGATGCCGAACAGCTCTTCAAGAGCCTGAACGACCTGGAGACCCGCCTGACCGAGCACGAAGGCATGTTGACCAAGTCCCTGTCGCCCGTGCTGGACGTCATCAAGAACCAGAACGCCCTGATCAAGAGCCTGGGCGAGCGCCTGGACGTTCTGGCCGGCCAAGGCCGCGGTCGCAAGACCGTACTCACCATCAGCGAGCGTCCGGCCCCCGGCCAGCAGCCGCTGACCAAATCCGAACCCGTACAGCTGTCCGCCCAGGACCTGCTGACGAAATCCCTGCAAGCGCAGCGCGAAGGAAAGATCACCGGTGCCGACGTGGCCCGCGTGGAAGTCGCTCTGCAATCCGGACTGTCGGCCCCTGCTGACGTTTTGGCCCGTATCTAACTGCCTGGAGGCACTTGATGGACTTTTTGACTAACGACGCCAACCTCTCCGGCGCTGCCGAAGCTGGCGAGATGGGCCAGCAGCAACTGGCTGATCTGCAGAAATCCCTGCAGGCCGGCTACGAAAGCGACGTCAACGGCATGTCCGGCGGCTCCGCTCTGCGTATCCAGTCGCTGGACAACACCCTGCAAGCCACCGTGCAGGACAACAAGCACTTCGCCCTCTTCAATGCGCTGCCCAAGCCGAAGGCGACCGCTGTGCTGGATGAATGGACCGAGCAGTCCGACATCGGCGGCTTCCTGGGCGATAGCTTCAACGACCAGGACGGCGCGGCCGAAGAAACCCAAGGCGAGTACGAGCGTCGGGTCGGCAAGGTCAAGTACATGACCACCTACCGCAAGGTGCCGATCGTTCTGCAGAGCCAGAACAACATGGCTGACGCCGTCGCCCTGGAGTCGGTCAACGGCACCAAGCAGCTGCTGTCCAGCATCGAGTTCAGCCTGTTCGAAGGCAACGACCTGGTGGTCCCGAAGACCTTCGCCGGTATCCGTCAGCAGATCGAAGAGCTCGGCAGCTCGGATCACGTCATCGACATGCGCGGTGCCCCCCTGTCCAGCTTCGACCCCATCGGCCAGGCCGCGGGCGTTGTGTTCGGCTTCGGCAACTTCGGCACCCTGACCGATCTGTACATGCCGCCGTCCGTGCAGACCGACCTGAACAACAAGCTGGACCCGGCTTTCCGTGTCGCGCTGGACAACAGCCCGAACTCCATCGCCTACGGCACCAACGTGCGTGCGATCCAGACCAGCTTCGGCGCGATCGCCACTCGCAACGACGTCTTCATCCGTGACGAGAAGATGAAGGTGCCCTTCGAGCTGCGCAACGACAACCACCGCAAGCAGGCCGTGAAGAACGCCGAGTTCAAGCCCGCTGGCCTCACCGCCGTGGCTGCTACCGATGGCGGCGCCGATTCCTACTGGGAAGCCAGCCACGCGGGTGCCTACGTCTACTACGTGACCGGCATCAACCACAAAGGCGAGACCCAGGCCGTGGCCGCGTCCGCTGGTGCCGTCACCGTTGCAGCCGGCGGCAAGGTCACCCTGACCATCACCGCTTCCGCCTCGGGCAGCGAAACCGGTTACGTGATCTACCGCGGCCGCAAGAACGGCACTGCCGCTCTGTCCGATGTCCGCGAGATGGTCCGTATCCCGAAAACCGGCGCGACCACCGTCTACAGCGACATCAACCGCGAGATCCCGGGTACCACCGCCAGCTACGCGCTGAACCTGAACCCGACCGATCACGCCATCAGCTGGAAGCAGTTCCTGCCGATGATGAAGATCCCGATGGCGGCCGTGAACAGCCCGATCATCCCCTGGCTCCAGATGATCTGCGGCTACCTGCGCATCACCAAGCGCAACCAGCACGTGGTCTTCAAGAACATCGTGCCCACCGGCGCGAAGTGGAAGCCCTTCGGCTGATCGACAGGGGCGGCTTAGGCCGCCCCTTTCCCTTTCACCGCGTCTGACGGATCCACCAATGCCATTCGTAATCCGCGAGCACCCGCACCTGCTGGGCACCATCAACGGTGTCGCCTTCGAAACTCATCCGGCCGGATCCATTTCCGGCGAGGTGAGCGAAGACCAGATCGCTCTTTTCCTGGCCGTTCCTGGCTTCCGCCTTGCCCTGGAGCAAGAGATCCCCGGCTACCAACCGCCGCCTGGAACGACTCAGGCCGCACCGGCTGCAGCGCCCATGCCGAGCGAAGCCAAACCCCAGACCGGTAAGCGAGCAAGTCGCAAAGCGGCTGCAGCTGGCCAGCCCGTGGCAGTAACCGCCCCGCAACCACTGCCAGTTACCGACGCCGAATCCAACGGCGAAGAACCTGAAACCCTGTTCTAAGGACACCTATGCACCTGCATCCCAGAACCCGTGAATTGCTCAATACCATCAGCCCCGGCGCCGCCGAAGCGCGCCTGGGCGACCTGGTAATTCGCCTGATCGAGCGTGTCGATGCGCTGGAGTCGGCCGCGGCTACCAATGCGGCGCCTTCGACCGATAGCACTGCCACGTCCACCGGCGGCGCCGACTCGACCACCGCCTGATCCCCGCAGCACAACAAGGCCGCTCCGCGCGGCCTTTTTTATGAGTGATCCGCTATGACGACAATCCTGGCCGGGAGTCCGGCAAGTTTCAGCGTCACCGTGCAGCACAACGGCGCGCCCGTCGCCTTGAGCGGCGAGGTGACTGCCAGGGTATCCACCCTGGACGGCAAGACCCTGCTGCTCAGTGCCCAGGCGGCGAGTCCATCCGCAGCCGGCGCGGACTGGTCCACCGGGACCGTCGCGCTGACGTTCACCGCTGACCAGACCAAGGCCTTCCCGATCGGCGATGCGCTACTGGTGGTTACCGGCAGTTTCGGCGTCAAGCGCTTCCGTCTGGTCGTCGAGGCACTCTTTCCGCAGGCGGTTACCAGCTTGTTCATCAAGGACCTGGTCGTCGATGAGATCCGCAACGACCGGCTGATGGCGGCGGCGGCGGGCGTGCTGCAGGACGTGCGCGTGTCGGACGACTACCTGTGGGACAAGGTGCGAGCGGCTGAATCGGAGATCGCGCACACGCTGCGGGTACCGCTGGTTCCCACCCGTTTCTTCCCGGACAAGCCCACTCCTGAGCAGATCGCCGCGCTTGATGGCCTGGCCTGGGCGGTAGACGCGGCCTACGACTACGACCCGGGCATGTTCGTGGGCGAGACCTGGGGCTACATCGTCACCCGTCACCGGCCGCTGATCAGCATCGAGCGGATGGGGTTCGCTTACCCGGCTTCCAACGACAGCTATGTCGCTATCCCGAACGACTGGATCCGCATCGATGCCCGGTACGGCCACGTGCGCCTGGTGCCGAGCAGTCCCGCGGTGTTCATGACCATGTCTGCCTTCGTCATGAACGTGATGGCCTCGGCCCGCTCGGTGCCCTTCATGATCCAGCTGGAGTACACCGCCGGCCTGCAGGACGCTGCGCGCGACTACCCCGAGCTGCTAGACGTCATCAAGAAACTGGCGGTGCTCAAGGTCGTGGGTGATGCGTTCCTGCCCAAGTCCGGGTCGATCTCGGCTGACGGCCTATCCGAGTCGATGTCGGTGGAGATGAGCGACTACCAGGAGATGATCGAGCACACGATCAATGGTCCGGCCGATTCCAACGGCGGGCTCATGACCAAGATCCACGGCGTTCGCGCCTTGGCGATGTAAGGGGAGGGGGCTGATGCGCTTTCATCAAACCCGGTTCGACCGGATGCTGTCGAACATGGGGCAGCAGATGCTGTACTGGCGCGCCTGGGGGTGTTCCTGCGTGAACGCCGCCTCCGGCGCGCCCGACCCGAAATGCCAGCTCTGCCTGGGCAAGGGCCACTTCTACGACTCGCCGGTACCCACCCGGGCAGCGCAGGCCAGCCAGAAGATCCAGGGCAACTGGGCCAAGGGCGGACGATTCGAGACAGGAGACCTGGTGCTGAGCGTGCCCAGTACCTCGGCGATCTGGGCCGCAGGCCAATTCGACCGGGTGACCATGCTCGATGCAGATGAGCGCTTTTCCATGCCGATGACCCGGGGTGCGCCAACCGAGCGCCTGCCGTTCAAGGTCAAGGACATCACGCGCGTGTTCTGGAAGCATCCACAGACAGGGGTGCTGGTAGAAGGCGGCCTTCCTACCTTCGACCCCAAGACAGGTAGGCCGGCCTGGACTGACCGGGAGCCGCCGGCGGGTGTGACGTATTCCTTGACCGGCAACCGCTTCGTCGAATACTTCATCTACCAGGACCTGCCCACCAGCCGGGCTTTCCATGACGGCACCCAGCTGCCGAAGCATGTGGTGCTGCGCAAGTACGACCTGTTGGGCCGACGCGTCAACTGAGCGTGCGCTTGATCGCCTCGGCGAAGACCGCGTGGGCCTTGGGTTGCATGGCCTGCGCGGTCTTCTGCGCCAGCTTCTGCCCAGGCTGGGCAGGGATGACCCAGCCGCTGCTGCCTTCCATCATGATCCGGAACGTCAGGTAACTGGAGCTCTTACCGCCCCCTGGCGTGCTGGTGTCGAAACGGTGCAAGCCCTGCGCCCATCGCTGCGCCCCAGGTATCACCCCCGCCCGCATGTTGACGCCGCGCCTGAGCGATTCCCCCCAGGCGTAATGGTTGCGGGTCACCGTCTGCGCCTGCTTGGTCTTGGCATTCGACAAGAACGGCGTCTGGCGCGCCGCCGGCGTCATTCCGGTCTTGGGCGACAGGTCGGTGACCTCGCCGCTGGCGCGCTGGCTCTGGCTGGTGATGGTGGACGCATCCAGGGACTTGGCCATGTCATAGAGCCCGGCGGCCATGAGCTTCTGCATGCTGTGGCGGAAGGGGATCACCAAGAATCGCCGGCCGTCCTTGGTTCGCCGCACCTTGAAGCTGGTGTCCAGCATCCGCTTCAAGTCCCGCGGTGGCCGGCCGTTTTCGATGTCTTGGTCATAGCGGTAACCGCTGGAAACTACCGCGCTGAAATCGCCGGTCATTCGCCAATCGATCGTCTTGGCATAGGCGTCTTTCTCGCCCATCCAGAGCTTGGCGCCATAGACATTGGCCTGCCAGTTCGCCGCGGTCTTCTGAGCTACCGCGCGCACGGCCTGGTGGAGCAGGGGAAAGACCTGCCGGTTGACGATGTTCTGCAGGTCCAGGGTGGCGCCCAGATCCAGGCTGATGTTGATGTTCAGTTCATTCATGCCCCTTAGCTTGGCGTCACGCCCTTGCGCAGGCGTCGTGACGCCAAGCTGTGCGCATGATTTCAACTATCCGACCACTTCCAGCAGGGAACGCCCTGCGCCTATTCCTTGAGCCCCCGGCCGGCGCGACGCGCTGGCGCGTGCTGCGCAAAGGGACGGACAGCTTCGACGGCGTCGACGATGCCTATGCGGCGGTCGTGCACGTGGGCGACGGCCGTACCTTCGTGGATGCCGAAGGCCTGCAGAACGAGGTGGTGGCTTTCTACCGCCCCTATTACCTGATCGCAGGCAGCTGGGTAGAAGGGCAGGGCAACCACGGTACGCCGGCGGCGACCTATGTCGACCACAGCACCGACACGGTGGCTTTCCTGCGCGAGCGCCTTGAGCGGGGGCTGATGGTTGAGTGCGAGCGCGGCACCTTCAGCACGGAAATGGGCTACATCCAGGTCTTCACCGCTCCGCCCAGCCTGGAGCAGAACATCCAGTTCCCGCTGGTTACCGTCCAGCTCGACAGCGAGTTGCCGGCCGATCGGGCGATCGGAGAGGACATCTTCGGCGAGGAAGACTGGACCGACGAATCCGCCCAGGACAGCGAAGGCTGGCTTGCCGCGGTGCAGGTCAGCGTCGTGGGCTGGAGCCTGAATTCCGATGAGCGCATCGAGCTACGCAAGGCACTGCGCCGCCTGGTGCTGACCAACCTGCCCGTATTCGACGGCTACGGCTTCCAGCAGGTTTCCCTGCAGCAATCCGACGTCGACGCCGTGAACGATGAGTACGGCGCCCCCGTTTACCAGACCGTTGGCACCTTCGCCTGCATCGCGCCCGTTCGCGTCGCCAGCCCGGTCGGCCTGATTTCCGAAGTAGTGAGCACCCTGAATGACTGACGAAACCACCCAGGACAACGCGGCGGTGGCCCAGGCGGATTCATCCGCCTGGGCCGGCGCTACGACCGCGTCCGCAACCCCCACGATCGAGGAAACCGCCGTGGCCAATACCCCCGATACGACTGCATCCGAGAGCGTCACGCAACTCACGCTCCAGGAATACATGGTGAAGCTGAGCCAACGCGATGCGCGCGTTGAGCTGATCCATGCGTTTGCCCATTCCGAGCTGCAGGCTGGCCGCGTCAAGGACGTCGAATCCAATTTCGAATCGCGCCTTGTGGCCTTCTCCCAACAGGCCATCGAGGAGTAACCGATGCCCTACTATTTCAACGGCAAGAGCTGGGTGACCCCGGCCACCATGTCGGCCATCGACGATTCGGCTATGGTCAGCACCAACCTGGGCGTTGGCAACTACGCTGCGTTCCTGGGTACCGCCACCGGCGGCAAGCCCAACACCAAGCTGGCCTTCGGCAGCGCGGCTGAAGCCATCGCTACCCTGCGCAGCGGCCCGCTGCTCGAAGCCATCAAGAAGGCCTTCGCCCCCAGCACCGAGACTGGCGGCCCGTCGACTGTATACGCTGTTCGCGTGAACCCTGCCGTGCAGTCGACCCTGAGCCTGGCGGACGTGAACGGCAACGCCGTGATTTCGCTCGCCTCGTCCGATTTCGGCCTGTGGACCAAGCAGGTCAAGGTGAAGATCGTGGCCGGCAGCAACCGCGGCGCGGCGATCACCACCCAGTACCAGGACAACTACTACACCCAGGACGACGTCGCGCGCTCCGCGTTCACCGTCCAGTACACCGGATCCCTGGCCTCGGCTGCGATGAGCGTCAATGGCACCGCTGTGACCCTGCAGGCGCCGAGCGGCACCACCGTGGCAACTATCGACCTGGCCAGCGCCACCACCTACAGCCAGTTGGTCGATTACATCAACTCGGTCGCCGGCTGGAACGCGGTGCTGTCCGACAGCGCCTTCGAAGATGCGGGCACCGTCAATGGCCTGGACTACGGCACCTTCACCGACGTGAAGACCAGCGCAGTCACCGTGACAGCGAACCTGCAGGCGATCATCGACTGGTTCAACGGCAGCACCGAGGGCTATGTCACCGCGACCCGCCCTGCCACTGCTGGCGCCGTGCCCGCAGCCACCGGCGGCTTCGTGTTCCTGGCTGGCGGATCCGACGGCGTGACCACCACCACCGAATGGTCGAATGCCTTCACCACGCTGCAGAGCATCGATGCCTACTGGATCTCGCCGGTGAGCTCGAACCCGGCTATCTGGGCCATGGCCGACGCGCATGTCCAGTACATGAGCAAGTACGGCCGCATGGAGCGCCGCGCGATCTGCGGTACCCCGGCTGGCACCACCGACGCCCAGGCGATCGCCTACGCCAAGGCGCTGAACTCCGACCGTACCTCGCTGGTGCACATCGGTTACTACGACTACAACGCGGCCGGCAATCTGCAGCTGTTCGGCCCGATGTACATGGCCGCCTTGCTGACCGGGATGTTCTCCGGCGTCAACCCGGGTACCGCGCTGAGCAACAAGACCATCAGCGTTTCCGGCCTGGAACGTGAGCTGCGCAACCCGACCGACACCGATCCGCTGATCACCGGCGGCGTGCTGTGCATCGAAAGCACGAACACCGGCTACAAGGTCGTCCAGTCGATCTCCACCTGGCTCAAGGACAGCAAGTTCAACCGTCGCGAGCAGTCCTGCGGCTGGGCGGCCGACTACACCGCTCGCAGCCTGCGCGAGGCGCTGGATGTGCTGCGTGGCCAGAAGAACAACGTGGTGGCCCTGGGGCGCGCCAAGTCCATCGCTGCCGGCGTACTCAACAACCTGGCTGTGGCTGAACCTTCCGGCCCTGGCGTGCTGGCAGGCGATGACAAGAACCCTGCGTGGAAAAACCTGGTGATCTCGGCCACTGGCGACGTCCTGCAGGTCGGTGTCCAGGCCAGCCCGGTCATCCCGATCAACTACATCCCGGTATCGATCTCGCTGCAGGTCTTCACCGGCACCGCCTCTGCGTAAGGAGTAGAGCATGAAGCAGAACCGCAAGGTCCGCAGTGGCAACCGGATCGTCATCACCTACGACGGCTTCCAAGTCGGGTTCGTCCAGTCTGTCCGCATGAACGATGACTACTCGCCGGAGCCGGCGAGCGGCATCGGTGACATCCACGTGCAGGAATACGTGCCGACCCTGGCCCGCCACCAGCTGACCGTCAGCCGGATGGTGCTGGAGGCGGACAAGATGCGCGAGCGTGGCATCTTCCCCGAGAACGGCGACGCCGCCCTGGAAGGCCTGGTCTTCGACATCGAGACCTACGCCAAGGATGACGGCACCCTGCTGCGCAAGTACATCGGCTGTTCCTATGCCAGTGGCGACTTGGAAATCTCCAAGCACGCCATCGTGATCGGCTCTGGCACCTTCATGGCGCTGGATACTTCCGGCACCGGCGCCTAAGCCGCAGCACCCTTCGAAAAGCCCGCCCTGTGCGGGCTTTTTGGTCGTGAGCCGACAATGGTCCGGTCATTTTTCAGCGACCGAAGGACCCCCTCATGAGCCGCGAACCCCAGGATTCCGACTTCCACGTAGACGTCGATGGCGTCGGCCACTTTGTCTTCGCCCACCGCACCGTGCGCGATGAAATCCGCATCTCCGCCGAATTTTCCCGCCTGACCGAGGGCTGCGAGACCCCAACCAGCTACCTGGAGAACATGGCCGGCTGGATCTCGGTATTGAAGGTGCTGACCGTCGAAGCACCACACGGTTGGGAGCCCGAACGGATGGACCCCTTGGACGAAGACACCCACCCGAAGATCGTCAAGGTCTTTCGAGCGCTTCGCGCTAAGGAGGTGGAGTTTCGCAAGGCAAAGAACCCGGCAGGCCAAGCGGAACGCACGGGAGCTGGCCAATAAGCTGAGCTTCTGGTTCCGACGCAAGTACAGCCTGGCTCCCACTGATCCGCGCTTCCTGGCGATGACCATGCAGGCGATCGAAACCGAGTATTGGGCGCACCACTACGTCGAGAACCCCGCCCAGGAGCACGTCGAGGACGACGACTGGGATGAAGAGGCACTGATGGCTGAGATCGCCGCCCGGGCCGAGGCCAATGCGGCCAGCCCGGCGAGCGTAGCGACCCCAGGTGCCCCAGAACAATTCGAAGACCCAGGCGACTGGGAGGCAATCGAGTAACCCATGGCGATCAACATCCCCGTCAACGCCCAGCTGAACCAGCAGGACATCACCGGCCAGGTAAAGCAGATCCAGGCCGCCTTCAATGACCTGGGCAAGACCGCCCAAGCGGCCGGCCGGATCAAATTCGCGCCTATCTCCAAGATGACCGTCGACGACGCCAAGCGCATGCGCCAGGAGTTCGAGACGATGGTCAAGCTGTCCCCGGGCCTGCGCAACACCCTGAAGCAGGCGGGGCAGGGCGGCCTGCCGTTCGACCAGGTGGATTGGGACAAGGTTTGGACCAACCCGGCCCAGCGCGGCGCGCACGCCCAAACCATGGTCTCCTACCTGAGTCCGGACCAGATCAAGGCCAAATTCGGCCGCGGTCCGCGTGCGGGCGTTGATGAGGATGAGCCCCAAGCTCCCCGCCGGGGCCGCTCGATGCAGCGCGCTGCCATGGGTGCGATCGCTGGCGCCGCGGGCGGGGTGGCCAGTCAGGTGGGCGGGCTGGCTGGCGGCATGGCCAGTGGTGCCCTGGCCGGGGGCCTGACTGGCGGACTGCCAGGTGCGGCGCTGGGCGCTATGACTGGTGCTATCTCCAGCCTGCTCGGCAGCATCGGTGAAGCCCGGGACATCGCCATCAGCCTGGACCAGCTCAAGCGCAACTTGGGCGACGTGAACGTCAGCTTCAAGGACCTGCAGGGCAGCACTAGAACCCTGGCTGACGAATACTCGCTGAACGATAGCGAGGCGGTGGCGCTGACAGGTCGCTATGCCCATCTGGCCGGATCTGGGAAGAACCCGGAGGCCATCCGCCAGGAGGTGGGCGTGGGTGTGAGCTTCTCCCGCGCCTTCGGCCTGGACCCTTCCGCCGGCGTCGACTTCTTCGGCCAGATGAAGGGGCTAGGCGTCACGCGCGATTCCGATGACCAGAAGCGCCTGGCGCTGATGATCGGCGAATCCGTGGCCAAGGCCGGTGCCCTGCCCAAGATGGCTGACGTCCTGGCAGGCCTGTCCACCTACCTTGAAGCCAGCGGCCGGAGCCTGAACGAGACTGGCCCGGCGCAGTGGCTCGCTCACCTGGCTGGCCTGGAGCAGACCGGCCTGCCCGGGATGAACCCGAAGAATGCCGCCAACATCATCAGCACCATCGACGGCAGCATCCGGCAAGGGGGCACGACTGAGGCGGGCAAGAACTTCATGTCGGGCGTGCTGCAGCGCGATCAGGACCTGAGCGCAATCCAGGCGGCGGTCCAGCTGGAGGGCGGCGCCTTCGCCACCGGCCGCACAACGTTCGGGCCGGACTCTGCCATGAGCAAGTTCTACGAGCGTTTCGGCGGTGGCACCCGTAGCGCGGGCAGCTGGGGTTCCGACGAAAGCAACATCGCTCTGCTGCAGCGGCAGCTGCTCAAGGAGTACCAGGGCAAGTCGCCGGATCTGATGCTGGATGCCTTCCACAACACCTTCGGTACCGGCTACGCCCAGTCGGCCGCCTGGCTCGCTTCCGACCCGGCCCAGAACGACGGGATGATCAAGCGCCTGCAGCGCCTGGGCATCGACTGGAAGAGCGTCAACGCGGACGGCGTTTCGCGCTTGAGCCAGATCGAAGCGGACACCGGGCTGAATGACGCTCAGAAGGATGAGCAGGCCAAGAGCGCGGCCAGCCAGAACATGGAGAAGACGGAGGGTTCCGAAGCGCGCAAGGCCGCCGTCGATGGCGCCAACGCCATGGTGCGGCTGGCCAATGAAGGCTTGCCGATGATCAGCAGCATCCAGATGGCCGTGCTGAAGATGGCCGGGCTCGACCCAGTCTCGGTGGCAGACAAGGTCGTCCAGTCGACGCACGACAAGAACCTGGACGACATCCGGGGCGGGGCCGTTGGCAAGGACCTGGACGAATCCAAGGCCGAGTACGAAGCAATCACCCCGCTGGCTAAACGCATCTCAGGCATTGGCCTGACCGATGAGCAGCAGTTTGCTAAGGACCGCTACGATGCTGCGAAGCAGGACTATGACACGGCCGTCAATGGCGAGATGGTCCGCTGGAAGGGCGAGCGAGAGCAGCTGAAGCGTGGCGAGGTCCCGGCCAGCGCCAAGGCCGCAGACCCTGCTGCAGCGCCTGGGCCAGGCGCCAGCGTCCAGCCCGAGCCGCGCGCTCAAGACGGCGCGGTAACCGCGGCTCCCCAAATTGGGGGAGCGGAACAGGCGCTGGTCCAGATGACCCCTGCCGAGCAGGCCGATATGGAGCAGGGCCGGCGCCAAGCAGCTGTAGAAGACAGCGCCCGATCCCCGGGCACCGTTGGCCGGTTGCCGCCGGACGTACTGGCCCGCGCGGCCGAGTCGGATCGCAAGGCAGGCCTGCCCCCAGGCACCACCGCTGCGCTGATCATGCAGGAATCCAGCGGCAACCCCCTGGCTGTGAGCCGCGCTGGCGCCAAAGGCCCCTTGCAGATCATGGACAGCAACACCTCGGCCTACTCCAAGCAGGCCGGGCGCCAGCTAAACCCCTTCGACTTCGATGATTCCTTCTACATGTACGACCGATTGATGGCCGAGCGCCGCGCGCGCTACGGCGGCGACGTCGACAAGATGCTGCGCTCCTACAACGCAGGGTATGACGAGGACCGCTGGCAGAATTCCGAAACTCAGGACTATGTCCCTGCCATCGAGCGCCGGCGTCAGCAGATGCAGAACGCGGCCCAGGCCCAGGGCGGTGGAACGATGCAGCACAAGGTCGCCGTCGACATCACCATGCGTGACTCGGCTGGCCGGCGCCTGGACGACTCGGTATCCATCAACACCCGCGTGGGTTCGCCGAAGGCAAGCGGGGTAGCGGCATGAGAGGCGTGAAGGTTCACCAGCCCCGCTACCAGGTGCTGATCTACAAGACCGTGCAGCGCAAGAGCGTTGATGGCGTCACCCCGACCAGTGAGCGCTTCCGTGGCACCAGCCGGGTCATTGACCTGTCGCCGTGGTTGAGCGACAACGCGTCGATCAACACCCGCAAGGGCGTGCGCGAGCCGGCGGGTGGCTTCTCCATCGTCGTGCCGGACAAAGGCTACAGCGCCAGCGGGCAGGGCCTGGAATCGCTTTACGGCCTGATCGAGCCGATGGACCTGGTGGAGATCCGCCTGCAGCACGGCACGCGCGCCGGCCAGGCGGCCCTGCCCGTGGTGATGCGGGGGTTCGTCTCCAACATCAAGCGCAGCGAATCGGTCACCCCTGACGGGAAACCGGTGCGATCGGTGACGATCAATGGCCAGGACTACGGAAAAATCTGGCAGATGCTGCAGATTTTCTATGGCCCCAACTACATCATCGGCCAGGACATCCTGTCCGGGTTCCGCCTGCTGGACATGTTCGGCGCCGGCTATGCCAACGCCATCAGCAACAAGAACTTCGTCAAGATCGCCATCGAGCAGATCGTCAATCCGTTCCTGGCGGCTCTGCTGCCCAAGGAAAGCGCCTTCCCGCAGATCACGGTGAACACCGACGGCGTGCGCGAGGGCATGACGGGTATTTCGGGCATCCAGACCCAGGAAGGCAACGTCTATCAGCTGCTGCAGAGCTATATGGACGTCGGCCCCTTCAACGAACTGTTCCTGACCGAAGATGACAACGGGGTCTACTGCGTCTACAGGCAGAACCCTGCACTGAGCCTGACGGGCGATCCGCTGGACAGCAAGGTGACCCCCCATCCCTATACGGGCTCACTTGAGGCCGGCGCGAGCACGCTTGCGGCCATCGACGTCTTTGACACCGACGTCCAGACCCTGGAGGTGACGCGCTCGGATGATGGCGTGGCCAACTACTACTGGGTCCAGGCGCCCAGCTTCTCGCTCAACTCCGACGTCATCCAGCGCCAAATGGGCTATGGCGCGGCTGATCGGGCGAGCGTTGACCTATCGGCCTATCCCAACAGCGCAACGGCGCTGTTCGGGACCCGCCTGATGAAGCTATCGACCCACCTGGGCGGCGCTGAGATCAAGAACGTGAAGTCCGGCCTGCAGCAGGCCGACCATGAAGAGCGGGATGCCAGCCTTGCCAGCTGGATGCAAAACCGCCGTGAGTTCCTGGTGGCTCAGAACCGGGACAACTCCATCCTGGAGCGCGGTGTGCTGCGCATGCGTGGCGATGAGCGGATCCGCGTCGGCAACTACATCAACCTGCACCGCGGCAATTTCTCAGCCCTGTACTACGTCACCGACGTAGCCCACGAAATGCTGCCCTACCGCGGCTTCTATACCAGTGTGACGTTCGAACGTGGCCTGGGCTTCGCCAACAGGATCAAGCTCAACGGCGGGGCCAGTTCGCCCTACCTGGCCGAGCTGGTCGACACCAGTGAGCAGAGGTAACTGGGCATGGAACCCAAGAAAGGCCTGGTGGTGGCCATACACCCCGAAGACCATTCCGTTGACGTGGTGCTGTTCGAAGACGGCACCCGCCTGGCCGGCGTCCAGGTGATGTCCACCTCGGCCACCAGCAACAGCGGCCTGGCCGACCTGGCGGCGCCCACCGCGGGCATGGGTGATAGCCGTTGGGATCTCACCCAGCGGACCGGGCGCCAGGTGCATGCGGTCGTCGGCTTCATGGGTCGCGAGCCCTACGTCCAGGGGTTTCTGTTCCCCCAGCTGTGCCAGATGACCTTTGCCGACAAGAACCGTCGCGTGGATCGGCACGCGAGCGACTTCTATCAGACCATCGACGGTGCTGCGAACGCCGAGTGGTACCACCCCAGCGGCACCTTCCTGCGCATCGGCGCAACCCCGGGGCACGAAGACCTGACCGGCAAGGACTACGACGGCCGTTGGAACATCGCCGAGAACACCGACACGGCGCCGTATGTGAACCTGACCCTGGCCAATGCAGGCGCGGTGAAGTGCACTGTGCAGATCGATCCGGAAGGAAACGTCACGGTGGTCAGCGCCAGCGGCAAGGCCAAGTTCACCTTCCCCGGCGGGACCGTGTTTGATACCCCGGACCTGAACGTGACGGGCAACATCAAGGCCGGCGGCGACATCACCGACAAGAAGCGCAGCATGCAGGCCGATCGGGACATCTACAACAAGCACACCAACCCGAACAACGGCAGCAGTCCCCCGTCACAGCAGATGTAGAGCGTGTCCCGTCGTGACATCAGCATTGGGGCATGGACCTAACCACGCCCCAATCCCAGAAGGCCGGAGACAAGCCCATCACCTTTGTGGTGGACGACCGGTCGGGGAATACCCACGACGAAATGACCCTGCTGATCCGGCCGGAAGAGCTGAGCATCGGCTTTCCCAGTCGGCTTACCGTCAACCAGACCCTGGGTGGCGGCTGGGCGGACTCCTTCGGCGTCGGCCTGGAAGAGGGGACTTTCGCCGGTACCACCGGATGGCGCGCCACCAGCGATGACAGCGGCGGCACTGAGCGGATGATCAAGCTCAAGCGCATGGTGCTCGATGACTGGCACAACAAGCGCGCCGCAGCGATCGCCCGGGGTGACGACCCGATCAAGGTCAAGCTGTTCCTGCTCGACAACCTGAACGACCTCTGGCGCGAAATCGCGCCCCGGCAGTTCGAGCTCAAGCGCTCAAAATCCAGGCCGCTGCTGTCGCAGTACCGCTTCAGCTTCGTCACCCTGTCCAGGGACATGACCGGTGCGGTACTGCCCGCGGCGATTGGCGGCGACTCGACGTTCCTGGGCAGCATCCTGGGCAAGGTAGGCAGCTGGATCGATTCCTTCAACGCCTCGATCAACGCCATTACCGCCAAGATCAAGCAGGTCTACCAGTGGGTGGACAAGAACATCGTCGCCCCGGTGAAGGCGTTCGTGGCCAAGACCCAGGCCCTGCTGACCACGGTACGCAACGCCGTCAGCGCGGGTATGGGCGTCATCCGCCAGCTGGGGTCGGTGGTGTCTCTGGCGACGAAGGCGGTTTCCAACGTGCTGAGCGCCGCGTCCCTGGTGATTGGCCTGCCGAATACCGCCAAGGCGACGATCATGGGCGTCGTTCGCGAGTTCACCAACCTGACCTGCCTGGTCAAGAACGCGCGCCGGGCGCTGACCTATGAGGACTATTCCGACATCTACGGCGCCTCGAACTGCTCGTCCACTGCCGGCGGCAAATCCGTCTCGATCTATTCGGGTAAGAACACCTTCCAGGCCATCTCCACCACGGCCAGCTCCGGCTACCGCCTGACCCAGCAGGCTGCATCCAGCCTGACGGCCCTGGCCAACACCGACCTGGTGACGACCGCCTTGCCGGCGTCGAGCATCGCCTCGCACCTGACAGCGATCAACAACGGACTGGCGGTGGCCTGATGACTGACTTTTCCAAGGCCTATACCGGCTACCGCTATGCCAACACCCATCGGGGCGACACCCTTCAGCGGGTGGCCTTTCGCGAGCTCGGTGATGCCAGCGAGTGGTCCAGGCTGGCCTGGTTCAACGATCTGCTGCCGCCCTTCATCACAGACGACCCGGCGCTGGCTGGAGAGCGGGTTCTGCTCAGTGGCTCGCCCATCCGGATCCCTGCAACGGAAGCGGAATCGGTACCCATCGTCAGCACAGCAGACAACGTCCTGCTGACCGACTGCTCGCTGGCCAACGGGCGGCTATCGGTGGATTCGAATGGCGACCTGGCCCTGCTGACCGGTCGCGACAACCTGAAGCAGGCGTTGAGCCATCGATTCCGTACCGACCCGGGCGAACTGATCTTCCATCCGGAGTACGGGTGCCGGCTGCAGCGCCGCAAGGGCGCCAAGAATTCCGGATCAGCCCCCCTCCTGGGCCGGATGGACATCCAGGAAGCGGCGAGCCAGGAAAGCCGGCTCAAGCAAATCAACAGCATCACTGTGACGAGCCGCGGCGATGCCCTGGCTGCGCAGGTGAGCGTAACGCCGGTTTCCGGTGACTCTGTAACCGTTGAGGTCAGTCTGTAGTGGCATTTCAGGTCAAGGATCACTATTCGATCGTCGCGTCCATGATCAACTGGATCAAGGCCACGACGACCAAGATTACCGACTTCACCGTGGGGTCCGTGGCGCGCACGCTGCTGGAGGCGCCGGCGGTGGAGATCGATGAGCTGTACCAGCAGATGTTCATCGGGATCAAGGAAGCGATCCCGGTTGCCACCTATGAGAGCTTCAACTTCGCCAAGAAGGATGCGATTTCGGCAACCGGGCTGATCCGGGTGACCATCCAGCCCAGCACTACCGCGGTCCTGATCAGCGCGGGCACGTCGTTCTCTGGCGCCGGCCTGCCAAGCAGCTATACCAGCCTGGCTGACACGATCATCGCCGCCGGCAAGTCCTTCATCGACGTCAGCGTTCAAGCCGATGAGCCTGGTTCGACGGGCAACATCGCCGCCGGCCGCGCCTTCGAGCTGAGCCCATCCCCGAATGGCTTCGTCAGCGCCACGAACCTGTCTGCGTTCTCCAGTGGGATAGACGAAGAGACGGACGATGAGCGCAAGACTCGCTTTGCCGCCTATATCGCATCCATCAGCCGCGCTACCAATGGCGCCCTGGTCTATGGCTTGAAGACCACGACCCTGAGCGATGCGGATGGCAACATCACAGAGCGCGTAGTGGCCGCAGCTGTGGTGGAGCCTTATCTGGCCGACAACCTGCAGCCGATCGCCAATGTCGAGTGCTATGTCCATAACGGGGTCGGCAGCACCACGGCGGCGCTGGTGGCCAAAGCCCAGCAGATCATGAGCGGCTACACCGACACCGCGGGCAACAAGGTGGAGGGCTACAAGGCCGCTGGCGTCCCGTGCACCGTCTACGCGGCCACAGAAGTCGCTGTGAAGGTGGCCGGCAACCTGACGGCTGCTGATGGCTACGACGAGGCGACGCTGATCACCAGCGCGGGCCAGGCCGTCTACGCCTACATCCAGAGCCTGGACTTGGGCCAGTCCTGCCTGGTTGCTGAGCTGGTGCACCGGATCAAGAGCATCGACGGGGTGTACAACATCACCCTGACCTCGCCGGCGGCTGACGTGACCGCCACGGCCAAGCAGAAGCTGATGCCGGGGGCGATCGTACTGGCATGAAACTGACCCAGAAGCTACTTGGGCTGCTGCACCGCGTCTTCAGCCCCGATCCCGACCGCTTCCTGGCTCTGCGCCTGAATTGCGATGGCGCCGGCCTGACCTGGGAGGTCGCTGACGGCATTCTGACCACTACGGTGACCGGGGGCACGGCGCGCAATCTCAGGCTGGACCTGTCGGCCTACACCCTGCGGGAGCTGGTGAACTACATTGCCGCCCAGCCGGGCTATGTCATCCCCCGCGCTGGGTCGTCCGAGCAGCTGGCGCTATCTGCCCGGGTGCTGATGGACGGCACCGGCGACGTCGCCACCTCCAACGGTGACATCCTGTACGGCTATTCCAGCCTGGTCTGGGCCTACATGGAGGCGTATGCGGGCGAGCTGAAGGCCGCCAAGGCGCAGATCCCCGAAGCCATCAAGCAGATGAACCTGCGCGATGCCAGCGATGACTGGCTGGATGAGCTGGGGGGCTTCTACGGCATCCGCCGCGGCCAGGGCGAATCTGATGAAAGCTACGGCCCGCGGGTCGTGGCTGAAGTGGTGCGGCCGCGCTCGAACAACGTGGCCATTGAAAAGGCCATCAGCTACTACACCGGGCAGCAGACCAAGGTCACCGACGTGACCCTCTACGGTGACCCCTTCCCGACCTACGATGGCGAGATCACCCGCAACAGCGCCTATCGGTATCAGCAGCAGACGCCCCCCATCTTTGGCCTGTTCGATGTGCGCCTGGGCTATGACCTGCTGGGTGGCGACGATATGAGCGCGTTCGCCGCTCGATGCACCGCCATCGTCAACCAGCTGCGGGCCGCCGGTACCCACATGCGGGCGCTGCTGCTGGAATCAGGGTCCATGGAGGACAGCTTCACGGCGCCCACCGATCCTGACGGCGATCTGCCGCTGATGATGACGCCGATCCTGGTGGATACCCTGACCGAGCCGACCGAAAGCGATGTAGTGCTGGCCAGCGTCTTCGGCACCTTCGCCGACTCACTCGACATCCCGGCTGATGACACCACCGGCACCATCGTCTATTCGATGAAGTACAACGGCATCCGGACCCGAAACAGCGCCGTCAATTACTGCTCTGGCACCACCGCCGCGCTCTAACGCCGGGACGCCCGCGTCGTGACATCAGACTCGCTCTGAACACACGGAGGCGGCTGATGACCGGCATTTCCCTTAACGACTACTCGGAAGCCCCTAGCGGGCTCTTCCTGCTGAACGTCTTTCGAGACGGCGAGCTGATCGAGGTCTTCGAAGAGAAGAACCTGATCGTTACCAGTTCCAAGCAGATCCACGCCAGATTGCTGGGCGGTGCGGTTGCCAACCAGTCGGTCACCCAGATCGGCTTCGGCACCAACACCACGGCACCAGTGGCGGGCAATACCGGCCTGACCGGTACCTATCTGAAGGCAATCGACGGGGTGACCTATCCGGCCACCAACCAGGTCGCGTTCGCCTTCTCCCTGGGCGCCAGCGAGAACAACGGCGTCAACATCGGCGAGTTCGGCCTGTTCACTGCAGGCGGTGTGCTTTACGCGCGCAAGACCCGGACCGCTGCCATCCCCAAGGCCTCCGACCTGTCGTTCTCCGGGTCGTGGGTCATCACGTTCTAAAAGGCGGGACCTATGGCATTTCAACCCGAGGTCGTGCAGTACGATACCGGCGTCTATCAGCTGGAAACTACGGATCCCGTCGACGGTGGCGTGGGTGCGGTCTCCAACAAACCCCTGCTGGCGCTGGCCAATCGCACGGCCTATCTCAAAAAGCACATTGACGACCTGGAAAGCGGTGCAACGGTTATCGACATGTACGCGCCGAAGGCCAGCCCTACGCTGACTGGCTCCCCGACGGCGCCCACCCAGGCATCGGGTGACAACTCGACCAAGCTCGCCACGGACGGCTTCGTGCAGAACGCCGTCAATGGCGGCGTGGCCGTCAACGTGGCAGGCGGCAGCACCACCACCCTGACGCAGGCGCAATACGGCCCGGCCTTCCTGATCCTGCAGGGCGCTATCACCGCAGCCAAGGCGGTGGTCTTCCCGGCCCAGTCTGGCCATTGGCAGGTGGTGAACAGCACCACTGGCGCCTTCGCGCTGACGCTCAAGACCGCGAGCGGTACCGGTGTGGTGATTGCCCCCGGCAAGAGCATGAACATCTACTGCGATGGGACGAACATCGCCCAGCAGCAGACCCATTTCAGCGCCCCGTGGATCACTGATGGCCTGACCGCTTCTGGCACAGTAACCCTGTCCAACACGCTGGTCGTCAATGACACTGCCAACTTCGCCTCGACCATCTCCGTAGGCGGTGAGATCCAGACGACCAACATCAATTCCTACCGTCACGTTGTTGGTAACTACGGCTATTTCTGGCGTAACGACGGCACCAATATGTGGCTGATGCTGACCAACAGCCAGGATCAGTATGGTAGTTACAACGGCCTGCGTCCGCTGCGCGTGCAACTGGCGGATGGCAAGGTAGTGCTGGGCAACACACTCGCTGTCGCTGGCGTCTCGACGTTCGATAGCCCTATCACCGCCAATGGCCAGATCGGCATCAATACCAACGGCAGCTCCACTTCGCTGCTGGTGACCGACACCGGCGTTAATGGCGCCAACATCAAGCTGGTAGGCAACGGCACTGCCACCCCCAGCAAGTACATCCGGGTCAACGCCGGTATCTTGCAGATCCTGAACGACAACTACAGCGCCTCGCTGATGACGCTGAACGAGTCGGGCAGCGCCTGGTTCGCCGGCAACATCACCGCCGTCGGCGGCGCCACCATCAACACGACGCTGTATGTCAAAGGCGACACCACGCTTGCCGATGGCGGCTTCATCTTCTCGACCAACACCCTGCAGATCCGTCCTTCGGGGATGAACGCGGGCATAGAGATCGGCGACACTCGATCGGGCGCTGCCTCCACCCCCTTCATCGACTTCCATTCCGGCGCCACGGCGATGGACTACGACTTCCGGATCATCGCCGGCGGTGGCAATGGGACGAATGGCGGCGGCTACCTGACGTTCCAGGGCGCATCGCTCTACATCAACCCGGTCGCCTGGTTCTACAAGCCGGTCAACGTCTTGGTCACTGGTGCGACGTCGGGTGTCTTCATCGGGGGCGATGCGGGCCAGTACCGCCTGACCAGCTATCGGACTGCCAGCAGCGTCCGTTGGGAAACGGGTGCCGACAACGTTGCCGAAAGCGGTAGCAATGCGGGCTCCAACTACTATCTCAACCGATTTGCCGACGATGGCTCGTACCTGAGCACCCCCTTCCAGGTAAGCCGCGCAACCGGCCTGACGACGCTCACCTCGCTCGCAGTTACTGGAGCGGTAACCATCGGTGGCAACCTGGTCGTTACCGGCTCTGTATTCGGCAGCACCGCAGGCAAGTTCAGCAACAACACTCAGCTGAGTACCACTGCCTACGTTGAGCGCGCAATCGGCAACTACGCCTATGGCTCCGGCCAAATTACGGGCAACATCCAGTTGAGCGCTAACGACGCGGGCAAGTGCTATCAGGTCGTTACGACTGGCCAGGTGACTATCACGCTGCCGCCCGTTGCCACTGGTCGGACCGGGATGAGCTTTACCTTCGTTTCGAACACGACCGGTACCTTCCGGCTTGCGACCGCGAGCAGTTCCGAGACCATCGGCGTGCAAAACGCGAACGTCACGGTCCTGACCTGCCTACCTTTCGAAAGCATCCAGATCGTGTCCACCGACGGTGCCAACTGGTTCGTGACTGGCGGCTCGGTGGCGACGCGAAACCAGGCGGTGATGAGCTACAGCGCCTTCCGGGCGTATGTGACCTCGGACCAGTCCATTTCTGCAGCCACCACGACCAAAGTGATCTTCGCCGGAAAGACCATCGACACCTTCGGTGAGTTCGACACGTCTGCATCCACCTTCACCCCGAAGTTTTCCGGCTACTACGAATTTGCCTGCGCCTTGCACGGCTCAGCTGGTGGCACCTCGCAAGCGAACCGGAACCTGACGCTGTTCGTGAACGGTGCCGAGCGCGCCCGCCTGCAGGAAACGCTCTTCGGCGCCAACTCGACTTCCATCGGCGGCCATAGCGGTTTGATCTACCTGACCGCAGGGGACGTGGTCGCCATCTACTACTACACGTCGCAGGCCGATGCGACCTACTCCAACGCCTCGTTGAGCTGGTTTTCAGGCCGGAGGATCATGTAATGGCAGTATCTCTGCTGGACGCTTTGCTACAGCTTTACCCCACCGCGGTGGTGGGGGTGGACTTCACCCTGCGCAACGACGGCGAAGGCGACTTCATCGACACCTGGTCCTTGAAGGGGGCTGAGAAGCCCAGCGCCAAGGTACTGGCCCAAGCCGCTGACGCGGCGGCGGTCGCTGCCGCCAAGGATGCAGCAATTGACGCCGTCGAGGCCTCCTGTGCCGCGGCGGTCGTAGGTGGCTTTATCTGCTCCGCCCTGGGCGCCCCCTACACCTATCCGACCAAGGCCACCGATCAGGCCAACATGCAGGCGCGCACCCTGGCGGCGCTCATCAACGCCACCACCAAGGGCTGGAAGACCCAGTTCTGGTGCGCCGATGCGGCAGGGGTCTGGGCCTATCGAGACCACACCTCCGCCCAGATGCAGGAGGTCGGCCAGGCCGGCGACGCCTGGATTGGCAGCTGCATTGCCAAGAAGATCGTCAAGGAAGCCTTGATCACCGCGGCGACCACCGCTCAGGCGGCCTTGGCCATCACCTGGGACAGCGACGATGCTGCCGAACCTGAGGCTGCGGCCGGGGCGGCCGCATGATGCGGCTGGCCCTGTACAAGGGCCGTGGTGACCTGTTCGACAAGGCCATCCGTTGGTGGACCAAGAGCCGCTATAGCCACTGCGAGCTGGTTCTACCCAACGGCTTGTTCCTGACCAGCTCTCCGCGCGACGGCGGCGTCCGGGCGAAGGTCATCGTGCCCGATCCGGCGCAGTGGGACTTCATCGAGCTCCCCGGGCTGGATCCGCGAGAGGTCTGGGACAGCTTCATGCTGGAGCTCGGCGCCGGCTATGACTGGAAGGGCATCGTTGGCTCCCAGGTCCTGCACCTGGGCATTGAGTCCCGGCAGCGCTGGTTCTGCTCCGAGCTCTGCGCCAGTCTGATCGGCCTGGAGCATCCCGCCCAGTACAGCCCCGGCAACCTGGCCGTGGTGCTGGAGGACACCGGCTTCCACCTGGGTGACCCGCCCCGGTTGCAGCTCGTGTGATTCAAGCGCGCCGCCCTGGCGCGCTTTTCTTGCCTGCCATCGCCATTCGGTCGTGACTTCACGATGCCTGTATCCCGATAACAGGTGTCTCCCATGACCGAACCCACCGTATCCCCGCCCGATCAGCGCCGTTCCCGGCGATCTCATGCCCTGATCGACAAATCCGCCTGGCTGCTGATCGCGCCGGCCGTTGCCGTGCTCTATTTCATCGACGCCGCCATGCTGCTGACCCTGATCCAGTGGTTGGTTTTCGCCTTCGTGCTGCTGGGCGTCGCCGTCATGGTTTGCCGCATCGTCTTTCCGCAGGTGCAGCTCACCCGCCTGGTCAGCCTGGCCGAGCGCGGCAACATGGCCGCAGCCTTGGTCGCCAGCTCCCTAATGGGCTTCCTGGCGGTACTGGTGCTGTCGCTGGTGCTGTGGGCCAAGGCCTGACCATGCGCGCCCTGCTGCTCTTCCTGGTCCTCACAACGCCAGCGCTTGCCGCTGACGGCGTGCCGCCCAGGGCGAACCAGTACCTGCCTGTGCTGGTGGACACCCAGCGCGCCATTTGGCCGGATGCGCCGACCCCTTCGTTTCTGGCTGGCCAGATCGAGAAGGAGAGCTGCATCAGCCTGACCCACAGCAAGTGCTGGAATCCCACCGCCCAGCTGCGCACATCGCGTGAGTGGGGCAGGGGCCTGGGCCAGGTGACCACCGCCTACCGGCCAGACGGATCGGTTCGGTTCGACATCCAGGAAGAGTTGCGTCAGCGCTATCCCTCCCTGCGCGGCTGGACCACCGAGCGCTGGGCGGATCCGCGCTACCAGATCACGGCCATCGTCGAGATGGACAAGGCGATCTACCAACGCCAGCGCGGCGCCGCCACAGACCGGGACCGGCTCCAGTTCACCCTGTCTGGCTACAACGGTGGCGAGTCGGGCGTGCTGCAGGACCGCCGGCTGTGCAGCAACACCGAAGGCTGCGACCCCACCCGTTGGGATGGCCACGTCGCGCGCACCAGCCTGAAAAGCCGCAAGCCCCACGCGGGCTACGGCAAGTCGTTCTTCACCATCAATCGGGAGTACGTCGCCCAGATCCTCGATGTGCGACGCCCTAAATACGAGCCTTTCTTCAGGGTTTCCCCATGAGCGACGTCGACCGCGACGAGTTCCTCCGCGTGGCAGATACGGTCCGTGAGACCGAGGGCCACGTCATCCGCCTGCAGGAGCAGGTGTCCGGCATGCAAAAAGTCATCGAGAACCTGGTCACCAAGGCCGAGTTCGCGCCCGTGAAAATGATCGCCTATGGCGTTGCGACCGCAGTCGGGTCGACGGTGCTGGGGGCGGTGCTGACCCTGGTGATCAAACAATGAGCCACTACCTTGAGATGCTGCGCCGCAATAACCGCCTGTGCTGGCCCTGCCTGTACCTGGCGATCCTGTTCCTGATGCTGGGCCTGCTGGGTTATCTGGTCTTCGTCGGCGGCACGCCGCTGCGCGTGGAGCAGGCCGGCGTGGTCGTCAACGCCACGGGCGCGCTCCAGGACAACTTCCACCCGGGCGAGCTCGCTGTGATCCGGCGCGAGGTGTGTTCCAGCAAGCAGCAGGCCCTGCTGTTCTATCCAGCCCTGCGCAACGACCAGGGCGTGCTGTACCCGCTGCCGGCTGGCATGAGCTATTTCGATACGGGGTGCCGCCAGAGCGGCTATGCCTTCTCGGTACCGATGCTGCCCGCCGGCCAGTACACGTTCGCCACCCAGATCGCCTTCCAGAACAACCTGGTGGGCCGGGACGAATCGATGATCTACCCGCCCCTGAGCCTCTGGATTTCGCGGCCATGAACAAGACCCAGCTGTTCCTTGCCCTGATCATCAGCCTAGCCAGCACCGCCAGCTGGAACGCCGCCACCTGGCGAGCGCAGGTCGAAGCCGACCACGCCCTGGGCGAACTGCGCACCACCCTGGAGAAGTCGCAGGCCGAGACGCATCACCTGCAGCTGGCGATCGCCGACCAGAACCTAGCCGTTGCCGTCGCCCAGGCCAAGACCACCGCCGCCGAGGCGGCCACGCAGCAGGCCCAGCAGCACGCTGAAGACCTGGCGCTGCTGAGCAAATCGCGCATGGCCAAGCTCGATGCCGCGGTCAAGACCGCGACCAGCTGTGACCAAGTGCTGGATCGTTACTGGGAGATTCGCCAATGAAGCGCCTGACAATAGCCCTGGCCCTGGCTCTGCTGGCCGGCTGTGCAACGCCTCCGCCTGAGAAGGTCGTTTCCGTGCAGGTCAAGGTGGCCGTGCCGTGCCTGAAGCCGGAAGACGTGCCGGCCAAGCCTGTGTATCAGTACGGGAAGGGGGAGAGGCCTGCATCCGGAGCGATCAAGGCGCAGCTGCTGGCGCACGATCTGGAGCAGGCTGATCAGTACGGCGCGGCCTGGGAAGCGGCCGCAGCGGGGTGCCTGGTGCTTAGCGGTAAGCCGCCGTCCGGCGCTCATCCATCTCCTGACAGCTCACGCAAACCGTAAAGCCCCATTCCCGGCGCGGCTGGAGCATGTGGTCGTCGCAGGACGTGCAGAACTCAGGGCCATAGCCCGGCTCGCCAGGTAGAAAACGGATCTTCTCGATATTGCGGCTCTTGTTGGCCGCCTCCCACGCGCGCAGCTCCGTAGCCTGCGCCTGATCTTCCATCGACATCGTGACAACCTCCAGATAAGGGCAAGGGCGCCATAGGCGCCCGGTGTCCCTACTGTGTTGTCACGACTTCGCCCGCAGACTCGTCAGTTAGTAGCAGCGACGGCAGCTCGCCCCAGGCGCCGGTGATGACGTCGCCCAGCTTGCCCACTACCAAGGCATGGTCGCCGGTCAAACCGTGCAGGTAGCGCTCGGTGGTGGCCATCTGGGCATGGCCCAGCAGGGTCTGGATCTGCTTTTGCGACATGCCTGCCATGTGGGCCAGTGAGCCGGCGGTATGGCGCAGGTCGTGCAGGCGCAGCGCTTCCGGCAGATCAGCAGCAGCTTTAATGCGATCCCACGCCCGATAGGGGTCCTGCATTGGGCGGTCTGGCGTGCGGTCGGGAATCAGCCACTCGCCGGCGGGCATCGTGTTGATGATGGACATGCAGGTTGGCGACAGGCTGATCTTGCGCTGGCCTACCTTCGAATCCGGCAGCAACAGCAGCGCGCGCTCCTGATCCACCCAGGCCTGGCGGGCGTGCATGATTTCGCGCAGCCGGCACCCGGTCAGCATCAGCAAGCGGACCAGATCCGACATCTGTCGGGGGATGGTCCCGGCGCCTTCCAGTTCGATCAGCGCGCTGTTGAGCCGGCGGATCTCGGCGTGACTCAGGATCAGTTCGCGCTCCTGCAGCTCATACTTGCGTACTTTGTGGCAGGGGTTGGTGTTGCGCGGGCGCCACTCCCAGTCCTCGGCCAGATTGAAGGCCTTGGACAGCAGGGCCAGCACCTGATTGGCCGTCGCCGGCTTGGTGGACAGGCTCCCGTGCAGGGCCAAGATGTCCGAGCGCTTTACCTCAGGCACCAGCTTCTCGCCCAGGGCCGGTAGGATGTGCAGGCGCCAGTTCTTTTCGTCCAGGGCGGCGCTACGCGGCTTCTTGAACGGATGGGCGTGCTCCTTCATATACCGGCCGTACAGCTCGGTAACTGTCGGTTGCTGCTGGTGGTTACTGCGGCGATCGCCGACTGGATCCAGGCCTTCTGCCACCTTGGCGAATTCCTTACGCGCCAGCTCCCGCGCCTTCTCCGGCGGCAGATCCGAGCAGCGGGCAATGGTCAGCTTGCGCTGGGTCTTCTGGGCGTTCTTGACCCGGTACCGAATTACGAAGGTCTTGCGCCCACTGGCCTGGATCCGCACGCCGAACCCTTCCAGCTCGCTATCCCAGAGCCAGGCGTCACCCTTTTCAGGCGTAGCGGCGTTGTCGACCAGCGTTTTTGTCAGCTTGGGCATGTTCCTGTCCTTCGGGCGCAACTTCGGGCGCAGAGTGGGCGCCGTCCGTCAGATTCTCGATTCTTCTTAACGCCTGATTTGGCGCTGTGCATTGATCATAAATGATAAAGATAAGACCGATCAATGAGGTTTTGCGATCAGACTGGCAGACAGATCGCGTTGCGGGGCTGTCCCATCACAAATACTGTGTTTATAGACAGTTGAGGTGGGGCATGGACGATTGGGTGGACGACATTGGGGACGTGGGCGATCTGCTGACCCCCAAGGAACTGACGCGCGAGCAGCAGCTGATCAGGCAGAACCTGCATCTGCATGCGGAAGTGACGCGCCTGCGCCGTGCCCTAGAAGATGCACGCGCTAATCATGCCGGCGTGCTCGGGTACATCTCGACGATGGCCAAGGAGATCAAGGCATTGGAGCGACGACTGGGGTTGCCAGAGAACAGCCACATGCCGCGGCTTCCAGGCTTCAGGTTTCACCGCAAAGAGCGGGACAGGTGGGATCGGGAGCAGCAGAAGACGTGGGACGTCCTGCTGAAGCGGCCGGCTCCGAGTGGCGCCGGCCGCAAGGCTTAGGTCAGGCTGTCTTGCAGCGGTTTGGCGGGCTTGAACTTGATGCCGGTCTTGGCCGGGATCTGCATCGGTTCCAGCGTTTGGGGATGACGGCCCATGCGCGCCTTGCGCTCAACGGGCTCCAGGCGGCCGATGCCAGGCAGCGACACTACCCGGCCCTCCTGCAGCTCGCTGGCGGCCAGTTCGGCCAGGGCGTCTAGCACTCTTTCCACCGCGGCCCGGCTTTCACCGGTGTTGCCCGCTATCTCGGAAATCACGCTCGTTTTGCTCAGCATGGTGATGCTCTCCTTCGCAGAGGACCGCCCTCATCGGGCGGCGTGGGTGATTAGAACAAGACGGCACCCGCGTCGTCTGGTGCCTGGGCGTCAACGGGCGCCTGGGCATCGTCAGTGGCTTCCGGAGCGGCGGGGGTCTCTGCTGCTTCCGGCGCCTGCGCTTCCGGCGGCTGCTGCTGGTTCTGCAGCTGAGCCACCATGGGGTTGTCCTTCGCGCCACCCTTGCCGGGGTTGCGCTTGCCGCGGCCTTTGTCCGCCGCTTGCTCGATGGTTTTCTTGGTCTCGTCCGCCTTGGCCTGTTCGGCATCGATCACGTCGGTTGCGCCGAAGAACTCGCTGACCGGAGTGCCTTCGCGCAGGGCGCTGAAAACGCCCAACAGGTTGGCCAGCTCGTCCGCCAAGGTCTGGTCCAGCTTGTGGCCCAGGTAGCGCTCCAGATGCTCGGCAGTGACGCCGTAGGTAGCGAAAGCCTGGGTCATCTTGCGCACGCGGGCCGACAGCGGCTCGCTGCCATCGCCGGCCAGGGTGGCCTTGCACTGCTCGATAGCCGCCTCGGTCATCCACTTCGGCATCATCGCCAGGATCCGGCCGCGCAGCTGCTTGCTGGCGACGTTGGCAATCTTGTTGTCAATGTCCTTCTGGTCGCGCAGCTTGCGCGGGCCGTCTTTGGTGTCCATCACGTGCAGCACGGTGAGCTGGCGGATGGTGCGGTTGTTGGTCTGCTTGTCCCAGCCATACACCTCGATCTCCGAGCGACCGAATTCCTTGGGACCAACGCCGGCTTCCTGGCGCGACAGCTCACGATGGCCGTACTCGAAGTTACCGTAGACGCGGGCGATCTCTTCCGCCAGGCGGATGCTGGGGCCGGTCACCTTGCTGCCGCCCTGCGGCACGCTGTAGAAGGCCACGTTGGCCATGGCCGGCTGCTTGCACGCGTCCATCAGTTCGGCATAGGCCGCCTGCAGGTCGCGCGGAAACATCTTCGCCAGCTGCATCTGGCCCTTGGCTTCGGCTACCGCACGTTCCACCTCAATGGTGACGGCGCCCACGTTCATGCCCGGGACAACACCAGTGTGCTGCGGCTGAGCGAAGGGGACGACGTTGGTAGCGTGGCCGTAGGTTGCCATTTCGTTTTGCATCATATTTTTCCTGCAGTGTGTTGATTGTAAATGAGAAGGGGATCTAGAGGTCAGAAGGGTTTCCGGCCTTCTGTGCCATCAAGGATGCTGGCCAGCATCGCGCCCGTTTGGGGCGCAGGTTCCAGCAGCAATGGCCAGTCCGGGGATTCCAAGTCGTGCAGCAGGCACAGGTCGTCCCAGAAGCTGGCGATCTGCGCCCAGGGCCGGCCCAAGGCGCCCATGCGGGGGAGGGCGACGGCCAGGTCTGGGTGCTCCAGCAGCACCAGGCGGCAACGGCGCAAGGCCGCTACGTCATCTGGCGCAGTTGCGGTCATGCCTTTGGGGAGGTCCTGGCCCAGCGTGGTATGGAGCAGGGTCAGGCTGGCGGCGCAGACGTCACTCACGGAGCGCGCTCGCATCGATCTTCTCCAGCTGGCGCATCTCCCAGTTCGGCAGCTGCGCCTCGATGACGCCGCCACCATCAGCGCCTGGCCACACGTCTTTCTCTTGGCAGCGCAGCAGCACTTGCAGGTCGCGCTGGTACAGCTGGCGGCCCAGCTCGATCTGCGCCTCAGTGACGAAGTGGACGGCGACGTCGTAGGGCCGGCGCTTCTGGACGGCGATGAAGGCGAAGTGCTTGGGGGCATTGCGCCCATAGAGCAGGTAGAGCACGTCCAGGTACCAGGCGGCCTGCACGTGGTAACGCCGCTGGGCGATAGTCCGGCCGAAGCCGGCCGCGCTGACGTCGTCGGTGGTCTTCAGGTCCAGCACGATGCTGCCGCAATTACTGATGGCGTCGGTGCGGCATTTGCGCAGCAGGCCATCGGCGTCGGTGACGAAGAAACTCTGCTCGGTGTAGGCGCCGGCCAGCAGGTTGGGCGCCGTGTGGTGTTTCTGGATGGCGCGCAGCATCGACAGCATGTGCTTGTAGTCAGCAGCGGGCATCACAGTGCGACCGGCGATGGTCTTTTCGTGGGCCTTCTCCAGGAACATCAGGATCTGGTTCGCGGGATAGTCGCCCTCGTCGACCAGGCGCTGGGCCAGTTCAGGCTTGGTGCCAGACGTCATCAGGTGCAGCTTGGCCAGTTCCGCCTTCATATCGGCGGCAGTGTCCAGGGCGGTGGGGTGAGCGCTCTTGTCGAAACCAACAGCAAAGCTCTTTTCGAAGGTGCCCGGCTCCAGCACCAGCTTGTGCGTGCCGTCGCCAACCGCGAAGCAGTGCTTGTATTCGCGGGGCTCCCGATCCGGATTGACGTGCTGGTCCCAGTAATTCAGGGGCGAGATGGCCAAGGCATCGAGCTTGGATTTCGATACGCCCGGGCTGGCGTGGTACTGGTCATTGGTGCAGGCGATCAGGCCTTGCAGCGCGTTCTGCGTCACGTTGGCGGCTCCATTTAGGGTCCGCCCAGTATTCAGTCACGACTTTTTCCAAGCTGCGGCCAGGTGAGTCGCATGTTTAGCCATATATTGGCTCCAGCTAATCATTTCTGATAAATTGAATTTATCTAAACGGAGCTATTTCCATGGCCACACGCAAGACAGGCGTCAGCGGTACCCAGAACCGCAACGCCTACGAACTGTTTATCGATAAATTGGATGAGGTCCAGCGCCGCGCAGAGCGGATCGGCTCGAATCTCACCGACGTATGTCGTGAGGCCAACATCAGTCGCGCAACCCCGAACCGGTGGCGCAGAGAAATTCCGAACACGCTCGAAGCGTTGGTCAAAATGGAAGAGTACGTCGCCGGCTTGGAAAGGAAACTCAAGCAAGAGCTCAACGCTAACGGGGACTGACCACCCAGGGCGTTGCGCTAAGGCGCGACGCCCATGGCTTTTACCCTCCGGGACTATCAAGAAGACGCTGTTGTCAGCGTCCGCACCGCCTTTCTCAACGGCAAGAAATACGTTCTGGTCGTGCTGGCCACCGGTGCCGGCAAGACGGTCATCTTCAGCTACATCGCCCGCAACGCTGCCGAACTCGGCAACAACGTCCTGATCCTTGCCCACCGTGACCAGCTGATCAAGCAGGCCAGCGCCAAGCTGCGCGAGTACGACGTGCAGCACGGCATCATCATGGCCGGCTTCACGCCCAATCCCCGCGCCCGCGTCCAGGTCGGCTCCATCCAGACCATCGTGCGTCGGCTCAAAGCGCTTGATGCCAAGCGCAACCTGGCCGCTGACAAGGCCCGTGCCGCCGCGCTGGCACTCGGTAAGACCGATGCGGAAGCCGATGCCGCGGCCTTGGCCGCCAAACACGCCAATGACCCCAAGCTGATCGTCATTGACGAGGCGCACCTGTCCGCGGCGGAGACGTACCGCAAGATCCTGGAGTTTTACCCATACGCGCGGGTCCTGGGCGTCACCGGTAGCCCCTGCCGCCTCGACAACAAGGCCCTGGGCCGGGAGCAGGGCGGCATCTACGACGAGATGATCAAGGGCATCTCCATCGGCCAGCTGATCCAGCGCGGGTTCCTGATGAAGCCGGTGGTCTACGCGCCGACCGAGCAGCTGGATCTGTCAGGAGTCAAGAAGACCGCCGGCGACTACAACACCCAGCAGCTGGCCGCGGTGGTCGACAAGCCCACCATCACTGGCGATGCCGTGAAGATGTACCAGCGCATCTGTCCGGGCGTTCCGGCCGTGGCCTGGTGCGTAACCGTTGAGCACGCGCAGCACGTGGCCGATGAGTTCAACGCAGCCGGCATCAAGGCGCTGATGCTCTGTGGCGAGCACGATTCGGCCTACCGGGACAAGGCGCTCAAAGCGCTGGAGACGGGGGAGGTGCAGGTAATCACCTTCGTCGGGATCCTGATCGAGGGCGTGGACTGTCCAGCGATCGGCGCCATCATCCTGCTGCGCCCCACTATGTCGCTCTCCAGCTACCTGCAGGTGATTGGCCGTGGGCTGCGCCCCTTCACCTACCGCAACGGCCTGGTCAAGACGGTCTGCTATGTGCTCGATCACTGCGGCCTGACGTTCAAGCATGGCCTGGCCGACGAAGAGCGGGAGTGGGATCTGAACGAGGGGGAGAAGAAGAAGAAGCGTGGCAAACGCGAGCCGGTGGAGCGGGTTGATGTCCAGCAGTGCAAGGTCTGCTTCGGCGTGTTCCAGGTCGCAGCGGCCATGGAAGCCGGCCAGGCCGGCCAGCTGAACCTTGGCCAGCCGGGGCGACCATGCTGCCCCCACTGCCATGCACCGATTGAGGTGAAGCAGCGCAAGCTGGAGGTGATCGAAGGCGAGTTGCAGGAGATCACCCCGGAGATGGTCGCCGCAATCAAGCGTAAGCGCCTGGCCGAAGTGAAGAAGGCCCGCAACCGGGACGATCTCCAGCGGATCGCTGACGAGCGCGGTTACGCCCCAGGGTGGGTCGAGCGTCAGTGGGAAGCGAAACAGAAGGCACGCGAGCGCTTTAAGCCGCGCCGGCCCACAGTGCCGCCCATGCCCATCCTGCGTGCGATGTCGCTGGAGCAGCTGGAGGCGGTGGCCAACGATCAGGGGTGGCCGTCGGACTGGGCCTTCCGTTTCTACTGGGACTGCCGCAAGGTCGCCGGCTAGTCGTGACTCCAGCATGGGCGCCTTCAGATAAGCCTTGTGGAGGCACCCATGGCCCGCGGTATCAACAAAGTCATCCTGGTCGGCAACGTCGGCGCCGATCCGGAAACCCGTTCTCTTCCCGGCGGGGATTCCGTCACCAACCTGACCCTGGCCACTAGCGAGAGCTGGAAAGACAAGCAGACCGGCCAGCAGCAGGAGCGCACCGAATGGCACCGGGTAGTGCTGTTCGGCAAGCCGGCCGAGATCGTCGCCCAGTACGCCAAGAAGGGAAGTCAGCTCTACATCGAGGGCCAGCTGCGCACGCGCAAATGGCAAGCGCAGGATGGCCAGGACCGCTACGCCACCGAAATCGTCGTGGATGCCTTCAACGGCGCCTTCCAGCTGTTGGGCGGCGGACAAGGTCGTGACGACAACAATGGCGGCGCTCCACGCGCGCAGCAGAACCAGCAGAACCGTCCGCCCCAAGGCCGGCCGGCACCGCAGCAGAACCCGCCGCGCGCCAATGCTCCGGATCCTGACATCCCCTTCTGACGAGACCTATCCGCATGAAACCGACCGCCCCACGCCTGACCGACAAGATCCGCGCCGCCTACAAGCGCCACATGTCCCCCAAGGTCGTCACCTTCGACGCTGATGACCTGGTGGCCCTGCAGCTGGCGGCTGGACACTCCGAGGCCACGTTGCGCAAGGCGGTCATCATGGCCGGCGCCTACCACCGCGAGCAGTTCAAGCAAGCAAAGACCGAGCAGCCCGCACCGGCCGCGCCGAGCCCCGAGCCCGATCCGGAACCCCTGGCCACCGCATGACCGACACCTGCAAAGACCCCTACGTCGACAATCCCAAGGACGCCATAGGCCGCGGCAAGATCCCGCTGCACCTGTGGCCGACCACCGCTACCGTATTCGGCGCCCTGGCGCTGCTCAACGGCATGTGCAAGTACGGCCGCAGCAACTGGCGCATCGCCGGCGTCAGCGCGACCATCTACTACGATGCGGCCCGCCGCCACCTGGACGCCTGGTTCGAAGGCGAAGAGGTCGATCCAGACGACGGTGTCCCGCACCTGGCCGCCGCCTTGGCCTGCATAGCCATCCTCATCGATGCCCAGGCCGCCGGAAAGTTGAACGACGACCGCCTGTACCCGGGCAGCTACCGCGCCTTCATGGAGCAGATGGCGCCCTTCGTCGAGCGGATCAAGCGCCAGCACGCGGACAAAGACCCCAAGCACTACACCATCGCCGATGCGGCGGAGGTGCCTGATGTCCGCTGAACAGACAGTCCTGCGCAAAATCTGGTTGGGCGCCTGCCTGCGCTTCCCGCGGTTGCGCTTGTTTCGCGTCCAGAGCGGCAAGGCCTGGGTGTCCGGCGCCGGTAAAGCGCAAAGGCTACAAGATGGCTCTGTGGTGGTACCCGCTGGCCGGCCGGTTTCCCTGGGGTTGGCCACCACCAACGGCGACCCTGTGAACGGTCAGAGCGATCTGCAGGGCTGGACTCCGGTGGTGATCACCCAGGCCATGGTGGGCAAAACAGTACCCGTCTACACGGCCATCGAAGTGAAGCGCTCCAAGGGCGGCAAAACCTCGGATGATCAAGTGCGCTTTATCGATCAGGTCAAGCAGGCTGGAGGCATTGCTGGCGTTGCAAATTCGCCCGAGGCCGCTGTCCGCCTATTTGACGAGTGGGCTGCTCAATTCTGCGCAACGCTGTAGTAAGCTGTAGGCGATGTCGACTGGTTCTCACCTAGGATTTGGTTGCGACCGTCGCCTCAGTGCCGCCACAGCACGCCGTAATCCCGGGCCGCTCATTGCCAGAGCGGCCCGGGATCGATACAGCGTTTCCGCAGCTTTTGCCGCGGAATCGGAACATGGGAGTTAGGCCAGATGCCCTCTATGCTGAGTGCTGCCGATTACGGCAGCGCCATAGACCAGTTCTGCGCGCAGATGCGCGAATATGGTCTGGATACGAACGACACCATCATTGGTGACGGAAAGCTTCATCGATTCACCGTCAGCGGCGATCGCGACAAGACCGGCTGGTACGTCCTGCACCTGGATAACCAGCCCGCCGGGATGTTTGGCTGCAATCGTCGCTACGGTGAAGAGAAATTTAGTTGGACTGACAAGTCCCGCCGCAAGTCGCTGTCGCCTGAAGAAAAGCGCGAGTACGCCCGCCG